ATGAGTAACACACAATTACAACTCGTGATGAATCATCACGACAAGATTACAACGACCTCTATTAAAATTGCTGAAATATTTGAAAAAGAGCATAAGAATGTATTAAGAGCCATCCAAGACCTTGAATGCAGTAAAGAATTTTCACGGCTCAATTTTGAGCCGTCAATTTACAGGGTAAGAGGTAAGGAATATCCTTTATATTTTATTACAAAAGACGGCTTCATGATGCTCGCCATGGGCTTCACTGGATTAAAAGCTGCACGCTTTAGAGAAGCGTTTATTGATGCTTTCAACAAAATGGAACGGGCTTTATTCCAAGCCAAATCTCCTCAACTAATACCTGTATACCAAACGCGTGTTTTAAGTGAACCAACCAAAAGTTGCCCTGAGGACAGATGGTGTATTTTTGACCAGTCACACGAAATAATGATGCTAATTGAAAGAGAAGTAGGTAGTGTTAATCAATTTGATCTGGCAGACGGTTCTATTGGTTCTCATTGGGCAAAATATAGAGAAGGTAAGTTGTGGGCTACTGTCGTAACTACATATTGGCATGAATTCGCAGACAAACGAGGGAAACAGCAAAGCAAATGCTATGATTATTCAGAACTGAAATATTTTAAAACTTGGCTCAAGCGAGAATACCGCCCAAAACTATTGTACCTGTATTTGAAATCGAAATTCAAAAGTGATGCTTTTATGCGTCCAAGAGTTGAGGCAATGCAGCAAAAATTCTTAGGTAATATAAAACAACCTCCTAAAATTTCATCATAATTCATATACCGAGATGCTCAAGTGAGCACCTTTTTTATATCACACACTTCAAAAACTTCATCGCATACCCTGCAATCAATTCTGCCTTATCATTACCGTTTACAATTGCGCGAGCTTTCGGAAAATCGGCTCTATGAGAAGTAATGAAGTCGGATAGTTTTTTCTTTGTAAATACGCCGTATTTCATTCCGTACACAATCACAAAAGCTGCTACATCTATCCTTAGTAATGCTTCAGGACATTTTAGAATGTCTACACCGAATTTCTCCAATATGATCGGTTGTAATTTCTTGTAATTCTCCAGCCAAGTTATTTGAACGTACCCATAACCAATGAATGGATAATATACTTTAGACTTTAAGTAAGCCACGGATCCTTTTTCTCTGATCGGCACCAACCGCTGTATTCTTCCGGTACTCTTACCATCATAATCAAAAGCTTCCAAATATGCCGTTGCAAGGATGTATGCAATCTGTGTCTTAAGAGTAATAGCTTGGTTACGACATTCATTTAAGATAGCTTCTATGCTATCCACCTGTAACTGCGACATGGCTCCAAACAGTCCCTCCTTCCGGGCTCTGATATAGTCGAAGGTTGGTCTATTCACATTTATATTTTTCAGCCACGCGCTCATTAGTTTACTTTTCGCCTTAAAACTGAACTAAGCCGCATCATTAGTTCAGTTTGTTACTCTCTTTTTTTGATTTTTTGATGAACAAACTTTCTTGTTTCTCTTTTTGATAGATCAAAATTTAAACAGCCCGCTTCCAATTAAAATTCTACCCTCGGTTAAGAATAAAATGCGGGCTGTTATTTTTTTACAAAGTCAAATTTTCCTTACCCCACTCTATTATCATATCAATTTTTTCATCCGCTTTAGAGCCGGTGAAAATTTTAATGAATTTCAGAATCATAACTACTGCAGGCCAGAATAAAGCAAGCTGCGCCAGCTTCTCCATTGCGTTATAATTTTCAGGAATTTCAATTTTGTTCAGTTCTTCTTGTAGTTTCATTTTGTTTTGTTTTTATGGATTAATTGAATTGATGACTATGGATTGACACTGTAATGTTTCAACGTGTCGTTTATTTTTTTTAGTAGTTGATTTTCTTGTACTGTTGTGCTATGTACTTCGTTGAAGCCTTTTATTATCACGGATTTTCTGTGCATCACGTAAGTCATAACAGCTATTATCATACACAAACCGACTATTAGCGCATAAGCAATTGATAACCGCTCTGCAAGACATTGTTTAGGAAGTCGTATGAGTAGTTTCCTCATTGATATTTTATCTGCGGTTACCATCTACAAGCTGTTTTAGAAGTTCATGATTTTCCTTTGCGACCTCCAGAATAGCTGCATGATCTTGTGCGAACTTGCCGTTCTTTTCTTCGCGCAAACGCCTGTTTTCAACCTTCAGTTCTTTGTTCTCTTCGATGATAGATGAATAGTTCTGGCTTTCCCTTCTTCCTACATATAGGAGAACGATAACGAGCACAAATACAGTAAACCCGTATTGTTTCAGATAGTTTATAAATAAGTCGGTTAAACCTTGCTGTACGTCTGTCATTGTGCATCCTTGCTGATAAACTTTGTAATGATTTCAATTGTATGTTGAAAGCCGCCGCCCAAAATCAAAGCACCTACTTCTGTAAGAGGTGATCCGAGTATTTCCGGAGCGAATCGTATGGCTATGACCAAACAGATTATGGTCGCGATAAAAGAGCCTACTGCTTTCCCGAAATTCTTTGAAAAGAAATAATCCCAACTCCACACCGTTGGACTTGGGTCTTTCAACGGGTTTCGGGTCATTGCATTTATTGCTAATCTTAATAGCACTCCTACCCCAGCCCAGAAGCAAAGAAGCAAAAATGTAGTCGTGTCCATGTGCCCGATCAGCCGGTCTGTAAATGTGCTTTCCGTAACTCTGATCGTTGTGTCTGCTATTACTTGTAATGTGTCCATAGTATGTTTGTTTAAAAATTTACTCTGTTATGTACATGAATGAAATAAATATTACCCCTTTGCCAGTATTGTCATTATTTCTCCAACTCACTTTTGCTACATTGCCTTCTCCACCTACTACCGTCACCCCCCAAATTGGCAATCCGTCATTACATTCTTTATACGTTCCATGGCCAGTTAAATTGATATAATCTTCCGCAACAGAAGAAGCAACTGGAAGTGATATTAAAACCTCCGAGCAGTAATCGTTGATTTCATCGAACTGAAAGGCACCATATACATTCACAATCTTTCCTTGCTGTGTGTAAAACCAATTTGTATAATCAGTGGGAGTACCTCCGATTCCGGCAGTTACAGTATAAGTTGGGCTATATGAACCTTGGTTTATAGTGGGCATTGTAGCCCATGACCCATCTCCCCTATAATACTGACCGGCATTGCCATTTGTTGAAAGCGATCCGTCACCTCTTAAAACCTGATTAGAACTACCTCCGGGTGCGAAGGCATGAGTATGTGATGTAGATGAAACAGAGTTTGTGGATGACAAAGTGATAGAAGAAGGAGTACCGAGTGTAACGGGCCCAGTTGTCGTAATAGTCGAAAAATTCATCCCGTTACCGGCAGAAATATTTGTTACTGTTCCTGTATTAGTTGTCCACGGAGGCGTAGATGGTCTATACTGCGTTCCATCATATTGTAAAATCTGATTGGTAGTAGGTGTTGTGGCACTTACGTTTATACCCTGAATTTTATTGGCGTTCCACAGCGCACTACCAACCAAAGCAGTGATTGTATTGCCACTTCTATTCAAACCTGTTGCGAACGTGAGGGCATTTTCTTTACTATTAAATGTAGTCCAGTCGCCGCTTGTTAAGTATCCGTTTGTTGAAGTTGTAGCCTGCGTGATACCTATTGCGCCCGTACCTGTATTGTAAGTAATTGGTGAAGTTCCTGATAAAGAAGTAAGGGTAATGAATGCAGGTGGTGTAACAATCTCCCATTTAGAAGTGCCAGTGCTGTAAGTAAGTATCTGCCCGTTTGTTGGTGTAGTAGTGGCAACGTCAAAACCTTGCAACTTATTAGCGTTCCATAAAGCTGTTGTGGTTTGAGCGTTCAAAGTAACATCTGCGCTTAATGCACCGCCGCCTGTCATGCCTGTACCTGCTGTAACTTGTCGTGTGGTCGATACGTAAGAACCTAATTGAGTTGTTACCCAAGATTGCGCTGCAAATACTTCCCAACTCCCGTAAGCTGTTCCTGTTGTTCCTACTCTGTATCTTAGTACACCATCATTAACTGTATATTTCCATATATCAAAATCCCCTATGCTTGAACTAACACCATTTCTAACAACTCTTATACCCGCACCTGTTGCGTATGGATAATTTAAAGAGCCTGTGGTATTTGCATAAGGGTAAAATCCTACAGAAGCAGGAATAGTATTAGCATCTGTAAAAATTGACCTGCTTATATTAGTTAAAGTGGTATTAGTACCTGTACTGCTTACCACTTCACCTGCGTTTGCAGATGTTGAAAGGTTAGTAGCAGGCACGTTTACTGTGAACGTAGAATTACCTGATTGATTAGCAGTGAATGTCTGTGAGCCCGTGGCAATCCCTGATGTTGCAAGAGTGAGTGTACCGTTACCTATCGAAGAAGAGGTAGCGTAATTAGCTGTTACCCAATCTCTCGATGCACCTTGATGCCAAGTTCCTGCGCCTGTGTTGTCTATCCCTCTCCAACCAAAAGCATCACCTGTATTTCCCACTATTAATTGCCCACCCCACCCATCACTTCTACGAAGATTTACTACTCCTCCATTCCCAAACCAACTTGGTTTATTAGTAGGGCTTCCAGCATAAAAAGCGTTACCTCCCGTTACGGCGTTTAAATCAGGAAACGAAACATTATTAAGGGGTGGTGTATTAATCGTACTACCGAATGCTTGAATATCCCCCAATACTTGCGCTGCTGTTCTCCTACGTAAATCATTGTTTACATCTATTGTAACAAAATCACCCGTTGCGTTTGATATGCCCGTAGTACCCTGTATGCCCAGCCATTTAGTTGTTACTGCACCAAGTCTAAATGAAGGAGTAGCACCAGATGAATAAATAGTAGATAATCCAAATATTCCATTAACCTCATCCATATACAGACCTGCTCTACGATTGTTAGTACCCCCTGTTGAAACAGATATACCCGCTACTGTTGTGCTTTGTGCATTTATTGTTGGAGTGAAATTGCTGCCAACGCCATCAGGTAGAGATTGAATACTAAGTGTACCTGTTCTAAAAGTACCTGCATTAACATTAGCGCCATTACCCGACATGTCTAAAAAGGTATGGTCAGTCGCAGGAGAAAAGTAATTACCCAAATTGGTAGTGATACTACCATCCGTTGCCAATCCACCTTTTCTACCTGCTGAACCAAATGGTATTGATAAATTAGTTTGTTCGGTAAGTAAAGGGATTACTTGTGTTGATGAAGGAGTTGTAAGTAAAGTCCAACCGTATGTTTGAAAGTTATCTTCCATGAATACTTGTAGGCTGGAAGCTGATGCAGAATTATGATACACTTGTAATTCTGCTCCACCGTATGTACTATTAGTCAATATTCTTATGGCAGAAAAAGTAAGGCTTGGATTCCAACTTCCAGAATTAACTATATTGATAGTTGCATACCCATAATTTGCAGTAGCATAAAATGTTGTTGATTGATGTTGTCCCCCTGTTGTGTTTACTATTGTAAACTTAGCTGATGCTCTTGAACCACCGCCAGTTGCAGGATCACCAGTTCCATTACCATTTGTTGCTATAGTAATCCACCCTACCGCAGCAGGTGTGTTTATCATATTAGAGCTTGCAACTGTTGCGTTATTCTCCAACACCCATTGACCTATACCAGTAGAAGTGGACTTCAAGTAATAACCCAAACCAGGAGCGTTACCTACCTGCTTGGGCTTTATCTTCCACGTCTGAGCATGAAGCTGTGCAGACATAAGTATGAATAATATGAATAGTAGTTTTTTCATTAATAGCTATAGAATGTGTAGATATTATCACTTGTTTCCCTGCTTATGTTGCTCAGGGTTAGCGTAGCACCTGTTACGGACCAGTCAGCAGGTGCAAGGGTTACACCGTTCAATTGAACAATCAAATGTTTATTGGCAGAAGGCGCATGAGGTAATGTAATTGTGTTGGATGTAGATCCTGTGAACGAAACGCCCTCGTCCGTATAGGCATCTTGTAAATCCGTCCAATTCGCAGTAACTGTACCGCCATCCTGCTGCGCAAGGGTTAGTGTTTTGGTTGTAGTACCCGTTACAGCAGCTGAATTGATTTTATCATTGTACCCTGCCGTCCAATTCGTTTGGTTAGCTGTAGTAGGAATAGAATAACCAGATTGCAAACCAACCGCTAATGTTCCTGATGTAGTAATTGGTGAGCCTGTTACAGTAAGCCCGGTTGGTACGGTCATACCTACAGATGTAACAGTTCCGTTATTCGTAGCAGCTATTGTCTGATTCGGGTATGTGCCGGTAATAGATATCCCTGTACCTGCAGTAGGATTATATTGCGCGGGGATAACAGGGATATTCAGCACATTGGATGAAAGTGTTGCTGTACCGCCGGTACCGGTAGTAGTCAATGATGTGATACGGTTATTATACGCCGTATTCCAATTGGTTATATTGGTAGAGGATATGCCGTATGCAGGATGTGCCGTGAAAATTGGGTCTACCTCAGTAGTGATGAATCCCGGATTTGTTCCCGCCGTCACATGACCTTTAGCATCTACCGTAACAGAAGTATATGTGCCCGCTGATACGCCTGAGTTCGCATGACCAATAACATTACCCGTCAAAGTGATGGGCGCTGCTACGGAATATGTACCCGCACCGGTAAACTGCGTCCACGGCATTGCCGTTGTTCCGATTGTTCCGGAAGATGTAACACCACCTACGGTCCATCCTGTTTTTGCATTTACTGTACCGTTCACTACGAATATGGCAGCAGCCGGAACTTCACTCCAGTTATCCAAATCTGAACGGCGTGTTGCTGGGGTAGAGGCACCGTTCCAGATGTAAATACCGTTCTGCGCTGCGGTAGTCTGATCCTTTGCAAGGAATGTCATGCCGGAAGTCATGGTTACACCATCAATGGTAGCACCAGGTGCAGCCAAGTTTATATTAGCCGTAGTGGCTGCATCCGCTCCGGGAGATTTCCATGTAAGACCTGCCAATGCACTTTGGAATTGTTGCAAGGTTACAGGATTGAGTGGGGCAGAGGCATCACCGGATAGCACAATAGGTCCCGTCATTGTACCACCCGTCAAACTCAACTTACCGTTCAAGGCATTCTGTGTAGCGGTTGATATAGGCTTGTTTAAATCAGACGTATTGTCCACATTATTCAAAGCCAACATGGTTTTAGTCTGAGCAACCGTTAAGTCAATCGGGTTGGCTGCGGACCCTGTATTGTTACCCTTTATGGTATTAGCTGCCATGTCTGCCATCTTCGCATTTGTAACGGCATCCGCAGCAATAGTAGGATTGGGATATGTTCCTGTCAGATCACCGCCGGCTGCACCATTAGGAGGTAAACCGGTAGGGAAAGTGGCTAAAGTATTATCACCTCGTAAATATTGAGAAGATGTACCGCCTAATGATAAAGCATGGGTGTGAGATGTGGACGTTACATAGTTCGTAGAGGACAATGTTATTGCTCCGGGAGTTCCCATTGTTACCGTCACATCGCTTGAAAGCGCACCACCACCCGTCAAACCATTGCCCGCCACTACCTGAGTGCTTTTTCTTACATAAGCTGCAAGCATGGCAGTAGTATCAGCCCAGTTCAGGAACGGCGGTGTAACCCACGTACCGTTACCGTCAACACCCACGATAGCTACTTGCCCCTGTGTGCCGGAAGCGATTTGTTTCCACTTTATTTTTACTGATTGAGCTTGCGAAGTGAAGGCAAGCAACAGGAGCGCTAAGAATATTTGTATCCTTTTCATGGCTGTATTTGTTATTGCGATTTGTAATAAATTTTTAGTTTGTCAGATAATTCTATTGGGAAATTGAAATGCAACTGATTTCCGGTAAGAGTAAAGTCAACGTTGTCCACAAAAGCCGTATTCAGCGTTACTATAACATGCTTATTGCTCAAAGGTGTGGACGGTAATGTGTAAGTAGTTGCCGTGCTTCCGGTACTCTGATATACTAATTCGCTGTTAAGCATCTTCACTGTATTCGCGCCACTTATCTTCAGGCTGTCACCGATAACAGTAAGTGACTGATTGTCGTTATCTGTAAAAGAAGCATTCATCCAAGCTGCACCTGAAGATTTAATAACAGTTATTGTTTTTGTGCTACTTCCGGTTACGGTCATGCTACCATTAGCAAGCTCATGATGAAGGCTATCGTTGTAGGGTTTTATCCATGCAATATCAACACCCGTGAGTACAGGATGACCTTTAGATAACACCCCGCTGTCTGCATCAATCATCCATTGAGCACGAACACCTACTTTAGGATTAATACCTCCAATTTTTTGCCATGCCTGCCCATAACCAACTATGGGGAACAGCAATACCATGAAGAATACCCTTCTGATCATGGTAGATAATCATAAGAAAAAATACAACACTAATTAGGGTTCTAATTAAAATCCGTATAAAGAATTTTGAGAGTTTCCCCTTGTGAAATTCCATCTGGGAATGTTATGTTCCATGAAGTGTCTTGCACATAATTTGTTTCTGGAATATTACCTCTTAGGATAAGTAAAATATTTTTCTTTAGTCGATAGTCATTCAAAATAGTGGCGCCCGTATTTTCATCTATAGTTGAATTAAATTCATCAACAATAATTTCAATCTTATTCACTCCTGTCTTCTGGTTAGATGGCGACTGTTTCATTAAGGACAAAGAATTGGAGATCCCTCCAATAGCAGAGGAATTATTTCCAACCGATCCGGATATAGCTAAAGTGCCGGAGTTAACGGCGTTTATAGCCGGTGTATATTTTGTATTTCCAATAGATTTTCTTAAAGAAGTGTTGATCTTCAACTTGCTTTCTCCTAATGTAAGTTTGTATCTATAGTGCCTTAATAAATCTCTGGTTATTCCGGTTATCTTAATAGATTCATCTATATTCAGGTCCTGATCTTTTACGGGAATACTGTCACCAGGCAAAAAATAATTAACTATGTCATTATTAACCCTGGCCTGAAAAGCCATTTGTGCAGTAATACCTGATAATAGTGGAAAATTAAAAAATGGGGAATTAGGTGATATTAAGACGTTTGATTTCAGATATTCAATAACATCTTCAGACAAGCGTTTAATAAAAAACTCATCTAACTCCAATTCATATTGGACTTTAGGTTTTGCATTTTCAATAAGATACTGAATCGCTCTCTGATATAATTCGTTTTCAGCTGTGTCAATATATGATTGTGGGAGATTGATATCAGTTATTACATATTCGTCCCCAATGTCAATTAAAAATGCAGGAGATGAGGGGAAAATTTGCCCCCGTTCATCAGTATAGGTGTTTATTCTGAACCGTTTTTGTGAGTTGTTATAAGAAGATAATGTAAACTCATACCCTGCCAAATTTCCGGTTTTGAATGTAATTTTCGCGTCAAGACCTGGAATTAGGTAAAGGCTATTCCCGTTATTTTGTGCATTAAGGTCAAAACCCATAGAATTATCTACAAAGACCTGTACATCATTAGGATCTAATGCTGATACTTTGCCAATCCTGTGTGGGTAAATTTCATCAAATATTGCTGTACCTTCTATTACCCCATACTGCGCTTGATATACTACACTTTCAATATAAGGAGCACCTTCGCTATGAATAATAGATACGGGCATTTTTAGACGTGTGGCACCCCCCCGATAATTAGCAAGAATATTTTTTTCTGAACCATAAGCAAATAACCGTGTGATGATGTTTTGGTTAGAAACCGATTGGCGCCGTAGAGTATATAGACCTTTAACCCGTCCGTAGCGAAATGTTTGATTTATTTTATTCTCATTCTTTCTTACATTCAATCGATAACTATCAGTATCTATTCGTTCTATATCATATTCCTGATCATATTGCTCACAGATATTCAAAAGCGCCTGCATACAAGTAATGTTATCAAACTGCATATTGGCAACATCTGTACCGGTAGCTACTGTACCTACTACCCATTTTCCTTGTCCATGCACCCGCTCCATATTCCGAATGATCATTTGCACATAATCATTTAAATTACCTGTAAAGAAGAAAGAAGTACCGGTAGAATCTCCATTTATATCCACATCAAGTAATTGAGCTTTTATAAGTTCATACTGAATTCCTTCAAACCGAATGTCATATTCAAATTCACGATCGTTACGTTTATAAACTTCAGACGGGGTATTAATAGTGTAACGTTTGCCGAATACCTCTATATAATCGCCTATATGAAAATCAATAATTATGGCACTCACAAGGGTAATATTGACTATGTCTTGCCCCATCAGTTCCATTACCTGTTCAGCGCGTGTTATACCGCTGTTATTGGCGTATGAATACAGCCTTATAATATTGTTTCCGTTTTTTTTATGTACTACAATCTGTTCCAAATCGTAATGGCGTTGGTGGTAAAGTCCTGAATATGATCAACCTCACCAGCGATGATTATCTCATAGTTCTTTTGATCTTTCGGGTAGATATGTGAAAGCAATAAATAATCCTCCGCTAAAACATCTACCTGAGATGTACCATCACCCCAATAAATATTGAGGGGCGTAGGGCATTTAAAATTGAGATACACACCCCTGAACCCGGTAGGAAATGGACTGAATGGTAATACCGGAGGATTTGATACCGGTGGCTTCTGATTGAACCTTAACACTCGCTTGATGGGAAAAGCTTCTTTCATCTTCAACGTAAATGTGCCGATCATGTCCACTTGCCGCCATTTCTTTTTTACAGCCGTTCCGTCCGGGCAATAAACTTCATATACCAACGGCTTATTTTCGTTGATCTCAATCTTCAATCTGTGAAGTCCTTTACTCACAAATAGCTTTAAGAACCTATCCACTTTCATGGCAAATTCAGTCATGCTATCAGCCGGCATCCAGCAATCAAGTTCGATTTCCCGTTGTTGGAATCGTGGACGCTCCAAATCAACCATCATACCATGCTCATCAGCCCAATCAACTTCTACACGGTCTTTCAACTTCAATCCATCCACAACGCCTTTACTGTCCGATACATACACCTGATAGTTCATAAAAGGAAGATCATCTATCCAATACAATACCCTTCTTTCTTTTGGTATCAAATCTGAAATGGACATAGCTTCATCGTAAATCTTTACTTCGTCCATTTCCCCCTGCAGATAAGGTGAATCATTACCCGAAAATAATATCGGCAATGTAGCCGTCAAGGTTGCCGCATCTGTACCGGATTGTTTTACTGCCCATTCCACCGGATTGCCAGCGGTGAATGTTGCTGTGCCAATCTGCTTATAATCTTTATAGAAGATAACATTATTCCCATTCCTAACAAAGCACCAATGCTCCCATTTATTGAGTAATGTCGGATGTGCGAAACTTTTTATTGAATTATCGGAAAACGCGAATTGAAACACTACGCTTTGCGGCGGTGAGTACGGAGCAAACCGCATGCTCTTTAGCCAAAACTCAACTGTAAAATCTTTGGTCAGGTCAACGGGCGGATTTTCACAGCGCGCATATCCATTTCCCTCAATAGTCAAGGCATAGCCTTCACGACCGGGCGCAAAGTATCCATTCGTTACTGTTGCGTGTTTCTGATTTTGCGAGAAGTCATGCGCTATTGGCGAATTGACCGCCTCGTCCATAGGAAGATCCAGAATGATTGACATGGTAGATAATCATAAGCAATAATTGGCTGCATTGATTACTTAAATCATACGGAAATGTTCGGAAAGAAAATAGAAATGGCGGAACTGCATTAGTCCTGCCATTATTTTCAGATTATTCTGTGGAGTGCTTTTTACTTTCTAAAATTATTCCAATCTTCTTCGGAAATTTCTGAAATGCCAGTAATTTGGATTTCATCTTCTGATGCGTTTATTGAATTTTCTTTGAGCATCTTAATAGTTTCTTGAATTATTACTGATTTGCGCGGAAATCCATTTGATGTTATCTTAAATTCACTCCAAACGTGCCCATAAGAACCTTCGGTTCTAAAAAAAATAATGTAGCTTTTTTTCATAAAATATAAATTTTTTATTTACTCTCACTTAATCAATCTACATACCGAAATAAATATGAGGACATTTTGACATTCAAATTGGTAAATGGGAGTGCGATACGTTTTTCTTTATGTTAGAAAGTAATTCACATCTCAGTTGATGTAGGTTCTTTTTTTACTACATCATAATTATCCACCGTCTTTTGTAATATTTCCGAGTAAAGGAATATGTCATCAACTGTTAGAATTTCATTTCGTATTTCTTTCTTCTGTTCATCAAAAGTTCCAATATATCGTTTCGCACTATTTAGGTATAGGCGACAGATAGTCTTACGATTATTGTCGTCAAGCAAAATTGCAAAATAAGACTGTGCGTCTCTATAAACAATTCTATCTGGTTTTGTCTTTTTGCGGAGTATTGTTTTAACCAATAAAAATGCTTCGATTTCCTCTTGTGTAGTTTCGACCTTTTTTTCTTGAGATAATGGTGTTTCTTCTTTCACATCTTCATTAGTATTTTCATTGTCTCCTTCTTTTTTTAATGCGGATTTTAACCGCTCTGTAATCAAATCATTCACGTATTGCTGAACAGCTCGTTTTGTCAAACCGGCGAAAAGTTCAGTTAATTTAGAGGTTAATACACCCTGATAAATTTGCTTTGCAAAATGTTTTACGAAACCTTCGCTGGGTGATTGAAATTCTATACCGATTATAGATTTCAATTCATTCATATACTTTAGTTCCGATGCCGTATTCTGAATGTTTCCAATATCGAAGTAGGATTTATGAAATTTTTTGAGCTCTTCAATTTGGTTTTCCTTAATGTCAGTAACGTTGAACTCGAAAAATGGCTTCTCATCCATTTTATTCGGTTCTATCAGGTCCGTATAAAATCTATAAATTATGCCATTAGATAATAGTCCAAATTTGGCTTTTGTCGTATGAAAATATCTGAATAGCTGCGAATTATGCGGGTCTAAATTTTCTCCCCAATGTTTACATTCTACCAAAATTGCGGGCTGGCCATCTTTCATGATTGCATAATCCACTTTCTCACCTTTCTTTATTCCTATGTCAGCAATAAACTCAGGAACTACTTCAAGGGGATTAAATACATCATAACCCAGTGCTTTTATAAATGGCATAATGAAAGCATTTTTCGTAGCCTCCTCGGTGTTAATTTGAGATTTCAACTTTTCAGCTCTTTCTCCAAATTGTTTAATTTCATCTTTAAAGTCCATGGTTTTAAATGTTTTATAGTTTCAATATTGTATTTTCGTACCCAATATAATAATTCTTGCATCTTATGAAAACATTCATTTCAATTTTATTTATAGCAATAAGCCTTACCACATCGGCGCAATCTGTATTCGTGCTCGCAAAAGAACAAAGAGCAAAAGAACTACTTGTTTATGAACTTCAAAAAAATAGGGTTCAGCTGACGGATGATATGTCTTCTGCTACTTATGTTGTAGAAGTGGTAATGGATGAAGTGAAGAAAAATATTTTTAACGGGTATATCCGACTGGTGAAAAATAGCAACAATAAGGAGTTGTATAAAACAGAATCAATAAAAAATAAACCTCGAATGGGTAACGGGTATAACCCGCAAAAAGCAATCGTGAAGGATATAATGGAAAAGAAGGACTTTTATGCAATAACCGATTACCTTAAAGAAAAAGCTCCTTTGAAAGTTGAATAGACTACGCCAGTCCTAAATCCCTTAATGAATATGTACCATTGTTTGATATAATACGTAGGTAATACTCAATTTGTACCAACCGAGCTGTGTTATTGTCGATGTTAGATAAATGAAATAACTGGTTACGCATTATTTCATTTGCAATCGTCTGATTTATCCGCATTGCATTAAATTGACCTACTAAGGCGGATCCTGTTTCTTCGGTAATTGATCTTGCAATACCTGAAAGTTGATCCGTATTTCCGTTTATATTTTGCCCTGTTATTTGCTGAAGTTGTTCCCATTGATCAGCCATACCTCCAATCATACTTTCCCAATCTTTACGCAACTGGTCTATTTCTTCAGATGTCAATTGAAAATCACTTTCATGCCCGGCAAGTGAATAAAACTCATCATAAAAATTGGTAAGCGCTTCGTCCAATATTTTTCCTTTGAAAGAATTTATGACAGCTTGCTGCATAAGTTTATTGAAATCATTTGCAAAATCCGCTGCACTTCGTTTACCTTGAATAAAACCATCTACTATACCATCCGCGATGCTTTCTGCCGTAGTACCAGTATAAAATTGTTTTGTTTCTTCTAGGAGTTGTTTTCTTTGTTCATCCAATTTATCATATTCATCAATAAAAGCTTCTAATGCTTTCATATCTGATTCAACAACTTCTTTACCATTGAAATAACCTCCATTTAATTTTATATCCAACAGTAAATCTTTATAATCTTCCAATGTATTAAATGTTGACGTATCAATTCCTCCAAATGAATATTTTTTTGTCGATAATGCTTGCCCCGCCGTTAATAAATCTGTATAAAACTTGACAAACCCTTTCCTTTTAACCTTGGTACCAAATACAGGATCAATGTAGGTATCATCATTTGAATTGATGACGTTTAAACTGAATTTTTGCAGCTTACTGAATAATTCTTCCTGTCTCTTTCCCAATTCATCATATAATTCCATTGCATTTTTAAATCTCTTCTCCCCATACAAATCGTCAAGCAAATCAATTTGTCTCTCAAGTTGATAATTAATGCTATCCAAATAACTATCTAATATTTTCAATTCTTTTTCCTGACCCTCCATACCACTTTCAAAATGCTTATCTTTTAATAATGCATTTCTAACAGTTACGATAGCTGTATTTATTATATCGGCAACTGCGAATCCTGTATTCACTTTATCTTGCCTTGAGGCAGTTCCAGAATTAATTTTATTCAACCCACTAATCGCAGCTGATATACTATTGATTGAAGCAATTACCTGTTGGGCACTTACTTTAAAATGATCCGAAAATTCAAAATCCATGTTTCCAAGCATCTGTGATAAATTGCCTGTAACCTGCAGGATGTTATCCATTCTTTCATTTTCCGCATCGTTCTTTGCTTTTACCAATTCTAATTCTAATTTTTTCCTCGTTTCAATAGACATCTTCTCTTCCTTTAAAGCCTTCTGAATATTGGCAATCTTTTCTTTGATCTGCTGACGTCCATAATACAACACTTCCTCATTCAGCTTTTTGTAAATATCCGATTGCTGAAATTGTTCATCATACATAGCACCGAGTTCTTCCTCATGCTGTTTATTGATACGATTTTTCGCCTCTTCCAACTGTTCACCCTGCAATGATTTATTTGCTTGGCTCAAATAATCAAAATACTTTTTATCAATAGTTTTTCTCTTCGTGTCGAAAGTGTTGGTTTGAATTAGAAAATTTTTGAACAAATCTCGTAATTCTATTTTCGATGCCTTTCGTCTTTCCTCTATCTCTTTAGTAGCTGCAATCCCGAAAGATGAAGTATCACCGCTCATGCTTACCCATTCTTCATTAAGCAATTGTACATACTCCGTTAGGGAAGCCGTGCTGTTTTTCAGTTCATCTAATTTCTGCTTATACAAATCAATAGAAGACGTTTTGCCCATAATGGTATCATACTCAACTTGCAACTGTAATAGCTTTTCCATTCCATCAGTGCCAATCGTTCCTTCTGTGAGTTGCTTTTGCAATGGGATTATCTGCTTCATCAGGAAATCGGCATAGGATTTACCTCCTTGCAATAATTTACCATAAAGCTGCGTAATACTGTCTTGCGGATACCCTGTTTCTAACGCTTTCTCATACTCCAGGTATTTGTTTTTCTTAGCCTCAAGCGTTTCCACAAAAGATTTCACCTCAATCAGTTTCTCCGCTTCTGTTCTCTGTTTAGTCAGGTTCAAGATAGTATCCTGCAACGCTTTCACGCGCGTGGCCTGAGTATTCGGATTGAGTTTTGATAGCACTTCTTCTGCTTTTTTGATTTGACGGGTAAATTCAGCTACGGAGCCGGTGGGGAAGATTTCGTTTTTCTTACTGCTGACCTTGCTTGAAGTAATATCCCACTGCTTCAAAGCCTGATTAGCAGCTTCAATATCTTTCTTGGCCTGTTTGTAGGCTTCCGATCCAGGCAAAACACTTTCAAAGGTTTCGGTCGCCTTTTTCTTTTGCCCTTCGTAGTAGGTTTTATTTTTCACTACTGGTGTATTGGTAGACGATCCGGACAAAGCAGCGAGATTAGCGGTAATTGTAGCAATTTGACTATTCAGTCCATCAAGTCGTATCATATTGATGACACTACCCCATTGACTGAATTGTCCTGTCACTCCCTTACTTAATACCAACGTAGTTTCCAAAGCTGATTTCTGTATCTCCAGTTCATTCTTCTGTTGCTGGAGATACTCGATCTTTTGCTCATTTGTCATTAACGATAGCTTCTCTTGTTCCGCGGCTTCCGCTTCCAAACGTTTCCTTTCTTCAATGGCTGTATTAATTAACCCGATTTTTTCTTTTACCGTTTCTGTTCGGTTCACAAAACCGTTTTCTCCAAAGTCCCATGTCTGCTCCATGAATTTGCTATAATGGTCAAGTTCCGCCTCTGCATCTTTCAACTGCTTTTGCAGGTCTTTCATGCTAAATTCATTGATAGCCTGATTAAACTGTTTTTGCCATTCAGATGAGCTTTTAAGCTTGAATTCATACAAGCTTACATTTTGCAGCAGTTCCGGGTATTGAGCCTTTAGTTTTTCATAAGCTGCAACCTGATCATAATTAGACGCCGTTCCCGATTGGATGACAGACAATAAACTTTGGGTTTCGGTGCGCAGTTCCTCTGTCTTTGATTTCGCATCAGTAAGCAGGTCGTTTACTTGGCTTTGCGCCCGTTCATATTCGGTCATGCCGTCATTCGCAACCCATAGTGCAGTTCCTAAAGCTACTACGGCAGTAGTAATAGCAACAGCCGGGTTAGCAACCATTACAGCATTTAACGCAGCCATCTTAGCTGTAAGAGCTTCGGTGATAGCCCCCATAGTGGTATATCCAGCCATCTGTGCTAAAGTCGCCTGATACCTCACGGCTTCAAGGGTGGAAGTGATAATAAGAGCGGCTCTGTAAGTACCATACGTTGCTATAAGTGCCGTAAGCACTTTACCTACCGTTTCATAGTTTGCGACTAAAGTAGCAAGACCTTCGATAGTAGTGCTGATTACTCCCTCATTTGACTGGCCTATCTTATTGAGCATTTGATCCCACGCATCACCCAAGTTAGATATTTGTCCTGTTACAGTCTTGCTCTGCTCCTGCATGAGATTGAAGAACATGCCGCCTTCATTGGTCAGATTTTGTACCACCTGCTGCAATTTGTCAAATCCGATCTTCCCTTCCGCCGCAAGGTCTTTTATGCTCTCCTTGCTCACGCCCATCACTTTGGCCAGTTCCTGAAAAATGGGCACGCCACGACCAGCAAACTGATTGAGGTCTTGTGTCATAAGCCTGCCTTGCGTAGCACTTGTGCCATATAGATAAATCAGGTCATTAAGTGGAACGGAAAGGCCGGCCGCGATGTTACCTAAACGTATAAGCGTTCCATTCACATCTTCAGCGGCGGTACCGTATGCAATAAGCTGTTTTGCGCCCTGAGCTACTTCCTGCAATCCGAAAGGGGTAACAGCAGCAGTATGGATAATTTGCGCCATCAGCGCATCCGCTTTTCCCTTGCTGCCGAGCATGGTATTAAACGCTACTTCCAGTTGCTGGAATTCTCCCCGGATCTTGACTATATCACTTACGAACTGTTTTGCCGCTGAGAAAGACAAATAACCACCTATGGCTGTTCCAAGTTTTGAAAAAGAGGCATCCATTCGTTTTGTTTCACGGTCTGCAACGTTTGAAAATCCCCTTATATCATCCTCCATGTGTTTGATGGAATTCTTAAAAGCATCTGTCTGTATATAGGCTTGGAAGGAAAGAGCGCCCTCGTTATTGTTCATTATTCTTTGTTTGAATAGATTAAGAATTTTACTTTTTTACCTTCTTGATTTTGCATTTCTTTAGTTGTTACAATTTGCCCTTCTTCCCGTAGTATATTAGTTGAATCAAGAAAGCTGTCAGAAGTCAAAAGCTGCGCGAAGTCGTCAAAGCCAAAGCTCTTAGCAAAGTCATCTGCCACAATACATATTTCATCTTTCACTTTGTCGTGAAAGAATTGGATGGGATAGTCATTGAGAAATATCAACCCCATACTGCAAAGTGAATTGTTTATAACTGTTAGGTTATTGTTCATCGTGGTAAAGAATTCATGAGATCACGCAATGATCTCTCGTTAATTTTTTTCTTTTTATTCAATGTTTTTTCGTCATCTCCATTCTCTGCATCTTCAAATTCGTAACCCGGAGCATCTATCATCATTTTCTGCACAGTTGCCCATGGCAATCCCCACAGCAAATAATCCCATGTCCAATGGAAATGAGCAAGGATAGCACCTGCATGACCGTAGGGGCTTTTTAACCCTGTACGTCTTCCTCTACCCGACTTGGTGCTGTTACCCTTGCCCCCGACATCCACCGGATAGAGTTGATAAAATCCCCGTAATTGCCCATTTGATTAATAATAAGCATGAAATTGGCGAGGCTCTCAGGTGTAAGATGAAGTAGAAAAAAATTTGTCCACCTTTTTATAAGCTTATACCGAGTTTGTTTAACGACAAAGAAATTCGGATGCCCATAGCTTCTTACACATCTTATTCCCAACACAGCAATAGCCACAGCCTTAGCGCATAATTCCGCAGATTCCAATACCATACGTCTACTCGCCGCGATAGGATCATTTTTGAGTTTTTCTTCATCAATTGTCATCTCTACAAACACAGATGATAGTAAATGTAACACCCCCAACGTAGGTTGTTTTATAAGGTATTTCTTCCCATCAACCTCAAACTCAATCCCGTTGTCAAGGAGTTTATTTATCTCCTGCTTTTCAAGGTTTATTTTATCCATATTCATTTTTTAAAAAAGCCCCTGTATAAGAGGGGCTTTTCAGGTTGTGAAATAATTGATCTGTTTTCTATTAAGAGGTAATTGTTAGAGCATTCACTTCAGGTGTAGCCGGTGCGTATGTAGGATTTCCCATTTGGATAGCTATAATATTCACAGTTCCCGTTGCTAATAAGGTCAAAACATTACCGCTGATGGTTGCTTTAGTTTGGTCATCAGACATATAAGTTACTGGAAGCCCACTCGATGCAGTAGCAGCGAGCATGATAGGACTATCACCAGATATGGACTTGCTACCAAGTGGCGCAAATGTAATAGTCTGCGCAGTTTGAGAACCTCCGCTACCTGATACAACTCCTCCAAGTTGTATTGCAGGAGTTATGCCATCAATTGGGACCAATACATCAGCAGAAACATCAATCATTTTCAAATTGTTCTTTCCTAAATTCCAATTACGTACTGGTCTGAATAACATTCTATTGAAAGTCATTACATACCCAATTTTAGGCGTGATGCGTACTTTGAATTCTTTTTGTACATAAGCAAGTGGTGCATTCCATACAGCAGCGTCACCAACTCCGGTGATGGTGCCACCAAATACCTCGGTATAAGCCGCAAGGTTGGGGTCAGCGATTTGAAATGCTAACGTATCCTTTCCAGGCGTAAAGCGTGAAAATAGCGGTATGTCAATTTCTTCAACGGTAAAATCATTAGTGTTGCCACCATCATTTGTAACAGTTGCGCTGTCAATGTTGGTATAACCAAGAGTACGCCAATTGGTATCACCAATATCTGCGATTTCAATTTTGTCTATTCCATTTGTTACTTGTCCCATTGTTATTGTTTTATTGGGTTAGTTAAAAAGTTTAGTTTGTGTTGTGTTTTTTGTACCTTATTCTGAAATTCATGAAGTAGCTATTGCTTTCTACCTCTTTAAATTTGTTTGCATTTTCTATCCAGTAGTTGAAGTTTGTACCATAACCCTCGGTTAGTATAGCGCTAAGTACATTAGTGATCACCTTCAATCTTGCATTATTGGGCATTTTGTTACTAAGATTAGGCACATGCGCATTTACATTAAGTACGCTACGCTGTATCATTTCCATATCGCCGGTTACAGCATTTATCACTATATCTTCCAACAAAGAATCAGCAGGTCGCTCATCTTTATAAACCTTGCCGGATATGATGTTGTTTATCGCCGGTATATTCAAGCGCCGGTATAGTTCATCTGCAAAGTCTAATATGGTCTGATCTATCTGTATCATTTTTGTTTTTTGATGTTTCTTGTCAGTTGCCGTAACATACCTGGCAACTCTCTTTCTGCAAGTAATTCAGCGCTGCTCAATACGTTTTTGCCTTTCGCTTCCACATATGCTGCGTAATCCATACCTGCTACTACGATAAGCGCAAACCCAGTTCGCACTTCACGAGCCAGTTTTTTAGCCAACCTGCTTCCTATATCCATACCCTTATCCGCTTCAAGGTTTTTATCAAATCCAACCTCTGATTTTATCTTCCCTTCAGCGATAATTACATAGCCCATGGATGAAGTAAGGTTGCCTCTCTGATCCATGTAAGTCTTATTCGTCCTGCATTCAGCTAAGCATTTTTCACCCATGTAAGACAACCTGTAAAATATCGCCTGGTCAATAGCTGATACACGCTGCTTTACGTATTTTTCAACGCTTGTCATACTGAATGCCGGTTTCAGACCCATGCTCGTGTGTGCAATTGATCTTTGCGTGAATACTTAATTTCACCGGTAGCACGTACTGAATTGCCATCTTTCACTCTCACTTTCTTACCCACCGCAATGGATTCTACGCCTTTGGGCATCTGGATGAGAAAATTGTATTCAAATGCACTCCCATCTTCCAATGTTATCTTACGACCGTTTCCAGCTTCATCACGACATTTAGAAATTGTTTGCCAACTATCTAACGGTACCGCGTAATCGCCATTTGCATCCGGTTCACCTTCAACTATGTTAAGAACTTCGAGCGTGTATGGGTATTGTTGAATCATTACCACATGTAGCTCTTGTTTTGAATGACAGGCTGTGTAGTATATGCTTCCACCAAATCGTCACAACCGCTTTCTTTAGCCAATCTTTCAAGATGTTTAGCTTTCTGATCCATATCATACACAATCGTATAACCACCTTCGCTGATGCTTTTAATGCCCACATTATCTTGGCTGAGATAGCCTAATAGCGCGTCATAAAATTTGCATTTCAGCAACTGGTCATTTGGATTGTATGTATCAGTCGGAGTAAGCCCAGCGAATTCAAGAACTGTATTAGCATCCGTTGCAGATATACTGCCTCCCTGTTTGAATATGAATGCTTGCGAAAGTGTCATTACTGATGTTTTACATAGCCAATTGCCTGAAGATGAGCTAACCTATTTTTGTCAAGATGATTAACTGTAGCGCCAACCACATATACCTTAGAGTAGTTGTCTTTATCGCGAAAGGATTTGATAACTACGTAGTTTTTGGGCTGACCTATTGCATCCGTTTTAGGTGCTTCATCAACAGGTGCTGTTTTTACTGCTTTTGCCATTCGTCAATTATTATGAAGCAGGAAGCACAGGTATTAAGCCTGCACTTCTGTGCTGTCAAGTTGATAAATCTGATCTACATTGGAAATCACCGGAAGCACACGAGCTTGAGATGATGTCCATTCGCTTACAGGGTCATGTTTGCGATACTTTGAAACCAATATGAAGTCATCAGCTGTTTGATAAGATACTGCAGGAACCGGATGGTTCATTTCGGCAAGTTTTGACCATATAAGAGAGCCTACATTATCCTGGGTAAGCGCAACCAGCATACCTGCTTCCCATGGAACAAGCGTAGTTTGTGCGCCATTTTTTTCAACCCGAACGGAGCGCTCTACCACTTCAAATTGAAATCCGTAGTTGCTGAGTGCCATACGGTTGATTTGCTCCAAGTTGGGCAATGGCGTAGATGCCCCTACATAACCGATACTGAACGCGTACAGTTCTTTGGCTTGTGTAGTTGCCAGTAAGTTATTTAGCGTTGCCCGGTCAATGAGGATTTTTACAATCTTATTGCCATCTGTTTGCTGTGCCTTAATAAGCATCTTGTTGATGTCATCGAACGGTTTTGCAGTTGAAGCATTTCCGCTCCATACAACGCTTGTCCCAAATTTGTTCGCAGTCATGTATCCGAAATCAACACGAACTTCTGTACCTACGTTTTCTGTATCAATAACAGACGTTACACCTGTTGAAAGTCCTTGCAGGAACATATATTCTAAGCGTTCATACACACCCTCAATGCACTTTGGCGTGTCTTCAAACAGTTTTTGCAGAATAAGCTTGTCATTTGCACCGTTGATAGCGCCCATAGCCACAAGCGTATCTAATGCTGTCAACTGATTTTCATTTAGCCACAGCGCCATACCCATTTTAGGAATGTCACCATTGGCGCGGCTAATGGCATCACGTTTTTTCAACGGAAGTTGAGAATCCATTGCCACTACGTCCGCAGCCACACGGCTGTATGCAGCAGAAATAGCAGTCCATTTACCATCAACGGAGAAGTCCTTCCGGAGCATTCTCCTGTGCAGGTAGGTCAATGGGCGTTTGTCATCATTCAGTTTCTCAACGATATTGATGACAATACCGGGAAAATATTTCTGAATGTATTTGATGAAAGATGATTGTACCATTTTATTTTTAGTTGTGATGTTAGTAATTGTTTTTTTTGCTTCAATACAATTAATCTTACTTTCTTAATCCTCTGAGAAGAGAATATGAGGGCAAGCTGTTTTGAAAGCAGATAAAATACTTGTCATTGAGTATGGAGCTGCTGCCGGGTTTACCGTTCCGCGTAACAGAATTGACGCGAACGGTTTTTCCTTGCGTATTGTGGCTATGTTGACGCCCTCATAAGTGTGCCCTGCCGGTAATGCACCATAAGAGGCAGACGTGGTACTAACAGTTGCAACAGGAACGGAAAATCCTGAACCTGTTCCACCTATGTAGGAATTATCTGCTGAAAGCGTATCACCTACCTGATAGTCTTTGCCGACTTTTGTTACAGTTACCGTACTTACAACAGCACCTGATACTACCACAGTGGCAAGCGCTCCGGTACCGCTTCCTCCAGATAGAGGTACATTTTCATACGTTCCGTTAGTGTAAGTAGATCCACCTGTAACGCTACCCAGCGTAGCAAGGTTGCCGCTTGATGCTTCAGTAGTTGGCATTGGCTTGTATTCGCCGGATGATGTTTCCTTGATGATAACATGACCGGCTTTGATAAGATCAGGTGCATAGCCGGAAACATCCAAAGATGTACCGCCGCGTTTGGTGTCAATCACTTTTACAATAACGATGTTATCCTTTTCAGTGATTACACTCTCTTGTTCGTTTACGAGATTTACTTGTGTCATTAGATTTTTACATGATTGCGTTAACGATATCCGCTACTTCCTCTTTGGAAGCAACGGTTTTGGTATCTCCGGCACCTTGCATAGGTTTACCGAATCCACCAAGATTATTCTCGTTTTCTTCCTTGATGAATTCCCCCAAGTCTGCTATTGTTTCTTCAACATGAGCATTGAACTCTTCTTCATCTTTGAAGTCCATTTTATCAAAGTCCTTCAAAGCTTTTGCTTTCAGCTTTGGGTTAACGTTTGCAAGTTTTTCTTCGAGAATCTGTTTCCGGGTTTTTGCCACATTGCCTGCCTTTAGTGAATTAATCTCATTTACTAATGGAGTAATAGCCTTTTGAATAATGCCGGCTATGTCTGTGGGGTCGGGATTGGGTTCGTCTTTTGGATCAGGTGCGCCCCCGGATTGTTGTACCTTGTTTCCGTCTTTCAGGTTATGCTTCTTTTCGTAATTGGTAACAGCGTTTTGAGATGCTTCCGTGGCACGACTATCGCCATAACTATCCAAGACTTGTTGAATTGTTACTCCTTCTACCGAAGTTGTAACATCTTCTTCTTTTGTAACAGTTTTTGCAAGTTTATCCGCTATCCTGTTTAATACTGCGTCGCTGACCCCCTCAAATTTGGCTTTCAGCGCTTCTAAGATTTGTTTTTTCATACCATACGTGTGTATGGTAGATAATCATAACACTTTTGATTATTTCAACAAATTATTTTTGAGGGTAATTGGTAACTTAGCGGTATGAACGAATCATTAAACATTTCCTAAAATGCCTGACAAAGACATCTACCACGGCGTAACCAAAGACTTCGACCTGAACGAAGACAAACGTTTAGCTGCTTATTTCATCAAATGCTTTTCAGATATGGGTATCGCTGATGAAGAAAAGACATTGAAAGAGTTTGGTTTGAGCCGGGAAGAATATGAGAAGTATGTCGGGGAAGCGGAGTAATGTCAAACTAAATACAAATGATAACTTTGCATTTTAAAATATCTATGAAAAATATGAAAGGAAAACAATTATTTGAAAAATATACTTCACGCGATTTTCCCATTGAAAGTAAAGAACGGGAATACGCACAAGAATTACAAACTATCTTCAACAACATCGGCGAGGCTATTTATCCGCTGTTGGAACTCGCCGAAAAGGACGGAAAGAAATTAGCAATAAATGAAAATGAATTGCCGGAACTATGGGATTTTTTAGAGGCTAAGGACGTTGTACTTGTTTAAGCAATTCATCTATCATTGCTATCATATCGCTATACAGTTCGGGGGCAATCTCTTTAAACAAATTATTACCAATAAATTTATTCTCAAATGCGTGGGCAATAAATTCAGCCGCTTGTAAATCAGTTCTTGAAAAATATTTTTTTGAATGCCCAAACCCGTAACTTTTATTCAGCGCCATAAGCGTATCTGCAAAAGAGGCGACTTTTTCTATACCATCGCGATTATCTTCATCAAAAACCTTTTTATATTCCCCCTTCCACTTCTCTTCCAAAAATTTGTACCCTTCGTTTTTATTTTTTCGGAATGTCGTTCTGTATTTATCCATTAATCCGGTTACTACTTCATTGTTCCTAAACCCATTCTGCCAGTCTATCGCGTGTCCGTATTCATGGTAAACTACTCTTTCAGCGTGCCACTTGCTTTGCTTCGACCTGTCGTTTAAAGCCAAACTAATAGTTTTTTCTAGCGGTGAATAATGAGAAACCCCACCATTCTCTTTCACCTTAAGCGGGACTTCATTTTTCAAATACCCAAAAATGTCGTTATTAATTTTTACGCCAGTTTTGTTCTCCCAAATAGCAACCTGCTCAGGAACATTTTTATAAATTGGTTCTTTCGGCCTCTCGGATTCTTTTTTAGGTTTTTCAACTTTGACAGGCTTAGCGTTTTTATTGCTGTCTGCAGCTTTAAAATACCTCTGATTATCTCGAATGAAATAGGGTAAAGATTTAGCACGTTCTATGCGGTCTTTGCTATCTGCAACCCACTTATGGAAGTTCGGCGGCACGTCTGTAATCGTGTTTTTCAGCTCATATTCTTCTCCGTTCAATAATGCTTGTTCATATTCATTGTATTCTTTTGATGTAAGGAGAACAGGTATCGCAAAGCATCTGCATTGTGGATGCCAACCAATAAATTTAAAGTCTTTGGGATATTTTCCTTTTAGCTGTTCACAAACAGGGCAATGATTAGGATTATTTGATAGCTTTATCTCAATTCCCTTCACAAAATCCATCTGCGACCATCGTAAGAAATCAGCTTCGCGATAAGCCATGTTTATTTCAGTCCTTGCCAACCGCATGGCATTCTTGCTTGATGAACGATAAACACCTTGCCCGGGATGAAACATTTTTGCTGCTTTGCTGGGAACTAAATTGTTGTACTTATCTCTTACTTTACGATATATCCGGTTAGGATCCTTTAGCAGCGGCTTTACCTTTCTACTGAGTGCAGCAGCACTATTCCCTTCCGTAAGTGAAACATCAATCGCCGTTTCCATCTCATCTTTAAAGCTCTCTGTGATATTCCATACACGCTCTGACAGGATCATGCCGTTTACCTTCCTATTCTGAAAGGCTTTCAATCCCTCCTCATTCCTTATCCCATATCGGTAACGGTCCCGTAGCAACTGTTTATCAATACCGGTTGATTTATGTATGAAATCTATAAGCTTGTCATTTTTTGCATACGCAAGGGCCCATGAATGCAGTGTGTTAGTATTGATAGAATTGACAAGAGATTCGGCGTAACCTGCAAGTATTTTGTTGACTTTTTTATTTAGCTCCGGAAATGTAGAGAAAGCGAATGTCTTACCGGTTTGTTTTACGTTGTAAGATTTGTTTAGTATTTCAGATAGTAGTTTATTGAAGAGGCGCTCTACTTCTTTGAGCGCGTTTTCATTATTGGCAAAAGCTCTTGAATCGTATGGAGTAGGGTCAAAGGGCATTATCTCTTTTTCCTTATATGATAATTACCACATCTACACTCATACGGTTCACAATTATACATTTGATTTTTACAATACATATAAGCATCTCTTCGTCTTTTAAATATCTTCTTGCCGGATGTTTTGCAATTCTTCATATCGAACCCATCATGTTTTTGTCTTTACTAATTTCGTAGTCATAATGGGTACTCCTGGCAGTACCACAAATCAGCTCATACATTATTTCCTTAATTGTAATATAAAATGCCTGAACGATACGGGGGTATTGATCAATATCCGTTTTTAGGTAAACAATCTCACCGATTTTATATCTATTTTCAATGACAATCATTATTATTCAGCCGGTTCAAAAATGTCCTGATTGACAGTAGCATCCTCTTCCTCTTTAATTCGCTCCAATTCCTCAGCTGTATCAGAAGTAGCATTAAGTATTTTAACTGCTGTTTCCCGGCTCATAATAGCCTTGTTCCCAGTTGCCGTAATTAAGTTGGTTATAGTGGTGGTTTCGTCATTGATTTTGAAAGGAACTATTTCCGGTTCTACCTCCAGTATTTCAGCTTCCTTTTCCATACCACCGATCTTGCCTATCATGCGTTTCTGAATATTCACACGACGTTGCAGGTACTCGTCCAGTATTTCTTTCTTTTCTTGCACTTTCAGATGCGCATCTATGAAAAGCATCTCAAGAGCTACACCGCTCACCGCGCTTAATCCTTTCACACTGTCAAAAGAGATATCGGGCGTTTGGGTCATGGAATATATGAAGCGTAGAAGTGTTTCTATTTCAAGTTTCACGGCATCAGGCGCATGATCCCAGGACAGGTAATGTGCTTCACTTTCTTTGTCACCATTCAGCACCTTACCACTATCTCCTTTTTCAGGCATTGAGAGGAGCTTTCCCTTAAAGAAGATCATAGGACTGGCATGGTAGTCTATGGTTTCTGCAAACCTGGATAGAAGTAGCTCCAACCTGTCAATACATATCTGCACATCATACCATTCGACTGTTTCCTGAGACGCGTATACAACAGGTATCTTGCCGATATTATGCGTAGTTGTTTTTTCTTCAACCCATTGCCCGCCGTCTTGTTTCCAAAGGATGTGAGAAGTATCTGTGTAAGTTTCAAAGTAGGTTATTTCCTTTTTGTCAGAAAAGCGTTTAAACTCACGCGAAAAAGTTACCAAATCTCCACGCTCATCAAAGAATGGATAAAGAATATCTCCAGCATATGGAGAAAATAAAGAACATCTCACGCGCAACTTTGAGCTAAAGCCATAGTAATCACTGTTTTCCTTTTTATCAACATAATACCAGAGTTCAGCCACTTCAGTAGCACGTAACAATTCACGATATGATCTCCTGCTGAAAGAATTCAGCTTGCAATCCTTTGTTATTTTTTTTAGGGCTTCAAATATCTTGGTTTGAACATCACCATCGGGCTCACTATTATAGATAACCGGCAATCCAAAAGCAAAAGAAACAGCCGTATTTACTATTTTCTTTTGAAGCGGTACCGCAATTCTATTTACATCCTGTTCTATCGTTTCGTTTCCTTTCTTTACAAGTCGATTAGATAAGTATGCCTTATCCGTCATTGTTTTATGGAGATGCGCATTCCACTCTTGCTTACTCGCTTCAACGTCCGGAAGCTTTTTACTACGTCCGTTCTTTAACTGCTGTATGCGCTCATTAATATCTACTATTTGGAGAATTTCCTCGATTCTCATTATGCTTCGTTTGGTAGATAATCATAATGATTATTTAGAAGAATACGCCGGATAAGTCTTGCGCGGTTGTATCTACATATTCAAAATAGGCGCGCATTAGCAAAACGTCACGCCAATCCGGACTTCTGCCTATTTCTGCTTTTATTTCCTTCTTCGGCTTGATCCGCATCTTACGGTCATCATCACTTTTCCACGTTTGTAACTGCTCCAGTTCGGTGGTGATATCGTCACGCATGTCGGGGGTAAGATCACATTCTATATTCATTTTGCGATCGTTTATGATCTCGGCCAGTTTATAACCCATCTGGCTTTGAAGATTGTAGTAGTTCTCCGGCTCTCCGGTTTCCACGTTATCTAATGCCGTGCTATTATTCACAAAGCCTATTATCTCGCAATTGTCCACTACGCCACCACCAACACCATCTTCATCTGCAATACACCTGTCTTTTGGTATTTTGTATTTTCTTCTTAAAGCAGTTATTGCTGCCTGTAAATCTGTTGTTTTACTGATGTCATATATGGTAACATGAATAAGAGACCATCCTTTCCAAACAGCAATAATAGCTTTGTCAGAGCCGAAGCGCGCAATATCAGCTGTGAGGTAATAATTATTGTCATCCTCAGGAACGTTGCCACCAAAAATTGCCTGTATTGAATCAAATGAACAAAGGCTATTGGGGTTGTCGTCATAGTCAAAATTTCCTTTCAACAATCGCTCTCTTTTAACTTTGTCTTTCAATGATTTCAGCATTTGGATATAATCATCCGTCAAACCGATATTATCGCTATAAAGGGCCCGAATGAATGCGTAGTCTTTAGAGAGGGTTTTGGCTTTGTATGGTTTCCAGAATTCTGTGTAAAGCCAGTTTTTCTTTGGGTTGGCGGTAATCAGCATTTTAGGTTTAATGCCATATTCGGCATTCATGTGCCGTCCGATACGTGATTTTAATGTATCAAACGCTGCAAAGTGAACTTCCCCCGCTTCTTCTATCCAACCGCCTGTAAATTCCTTTGACCCGAACCGTTCAAACATCGGATCCTTTACAGGATAATAAGATAAGTCTAGGAAAACTACAGTAGAACCGTTATCAAAGCAGATGTCGTGGTCATTCTTACTGTACTGAGTGAATCCGTATGCCTTGGCAACTTTGTCAAAAGTTACAACAACAGATTCACGGGTGTCTTTTAAGCTATCACGACCAATAAACCATCTCGTACCAGGGAACCGCCAGCACATTGTCATTAGCCAATAACATCCCAGCCATGTTTTACCGCCACCAGCAGCGCCACCATAGAAAACAAACTTAGTAGGGTCCTCCCAATGCAGTTTACCCAAGGCAGCCATTTGTTTTTTACTGAGCTTTCTGCCATTAGGAATTTCAGTGCGTTTACCCACTTGAACTTTCATCTTCATCAAGATTTATCTTCCTGCACTCAGCCATGAACGCATCAAAACCGTTGAATTGATTAATATCAACTTTAACCTCTTTCTTTTCCGGAGCATTGTAGCCCAGCATTTTTGCAAGACCATCAAGAGCGCCACGTTTATCCCACAGTTTTATTTTCTTTATTTGGGTGGTAATTTTCTTACGCCCTTTGGATATTTCTCTTACTTCTTCGATTTCTATCGAAGAAATTGATGCGGCCGCATTAGGTGATAATTCATGCAATCCCTTCAGGTTGCCGTCTTTGTCGAAGAAATCTTGTACGTTGGAAAACCCAAGACGGTACATTTCACGAGTTACCTCTTCCCTTGTAATATTTAAGGCTTCCGTAGTCTTCTGTTGAAGATTTCGTATATATTTTTTTATTTCAACATTCTTCAACAAACGCTGTCCTATGCTATACGCGGTCTTTTTGCTATATCCTGCTTCTTCAGCTGCTTTTGTAGCATTGCCATGAATTGAATATTGCTCACAAAATTTTATCTGCCTCTGATTCAACATAGGTAGATAATCATAACGATTTATGCCTAATCTTCAGCTGATGGAGATCTCTTTGCTAATTCCCTGATAGCATAATACTTCTCATGTGCCTTACAATAATACTTCTTTTGGAGTAGTGGATTTATATACTCTCTGATGTGGTCAGCTCGAAGTCCGAGTGATTGAGATAGCTTTGCACCCGATGTATAGATCTTAGCTTGTTTTTTTCGTTCATTCACATCTTCTATTGAGAGGTCGTAAACAATATAAGTTTTCGTCGGATTATGAGTTGCAGCTTGTCTATATTTTCTATAAGTAAGCGATTTGATTTGTGGTTTTTTTCTCATGGTTGATTGAATTAAAGCTACAAGCAGAGAAAAAAACGTAAGAGAGAACGAGCAAAAGTATTACACTTCCTTTATTTTCAAACCATAAATTTTCAGATTATTTCTAAAGATAAAGAAAGCCTTCACTTTATATCAGAATAAATGAATTAAGTTTGTTAGAAATGTATTTTTATGAAAATTAAACACGATTTGGGTACGAAAAATATAATTGTGCAGATTTATTCAAAATCTACTGGAGAAATAACGGGTTTGGCACCTAAGATTATTGACGAAAACACAGTTGAGGTTTCAGCGAACAATAAGGAAAATGAAGATGATTTTAATGTTGTAATCGTAAAGGCTGACTGGGCTGGTTCAGAATGGGGAACAAAAGAATGGTAATTTTCATTTCATACTTCCTTGATTTTTATCCCATGCACTTTAAGCATGAGCTTCCTTTTCAAAATGTAGGTTGACAGCTTCCGAGTAGCAACGCTTTTCACATCTTCTACAATGTATTCACCGGTATCAGTCCAATAGTCGTGATCTGATTTATACTTTGTAGCCTTTTCTCCCTCCTGTGCTGGTATCAACAGGAAAACAGTTTGTCGGTGTAATCTGAATATCTTTCCTGCTTTCTGCAGGAGAAGCAACTCCCGGTAGCGCCGGTATTCTTTCTTGCTATCAAATGTCATCCCGTCCCAATAGACTTTATTGTTCCGGTACTTTGCACATGCTGATTTTGGAGCGCTCAATTTTGAGCTTTCCTCGAAAAGGTGTTGGTTCAACTTGCCGGCTGAACTGTTCTTTATATCGTCAAGGGTGAACTTCATAACAATCCTTTCCAAATTCTAACGTCAATTTCACGACACACATCAAGCATATACCTTCTGACTATCCTATTCCCATTTTTATCGATGGTGAATACTTTTTCCTGTTCTGATTGCCACTCCCTCAGATTCGCATTATAATCTTGCATGGCTGTTTGATAATAGGAGTAGCCGCCACTTTCGGTATCTGCCCAGCCTCTCATTATCTCCTCTCTATTTGGCTTTTCAGGTTCCTTATACTTATTCTTCAGCATTACATTTTCTTTTACCATAGCAATACCTGATTCTTTAGCTGTGTCGTGATACTCTTCTGAACCATCCATATAATCTGACACATACATAAATGCGGATTTTCTGACTATTTTTTTCCATTGCTCTTCGCTAATCTCATGCAGAAAGCCGAGGGGTTGCCAATTGCCGGGAGGAATATCAAATCTTGTATAATGAGGTTTGAAATGTGCTATGCGTGTGCCGTTATGTATTGCTCTGAAATCAGTAGCCCCTTCCGGCAGCCCACCACTACCAATATTTTAGCCTTTTTCGTGGTGATTATTTGTGTCTTAATTACCATAGCTTAATAATTTCATTTTTCGGTTACTAATTCAGGATGTTTAGTTTTCATGTGCTTGTTAAGATTCGAGAATGACCTATTACAGCACGGGCAAACTCCTTTATGAACACGCTTTAATTGTTTTTCTTGTATTCTTCCCATTTTTCTTCTATCCATTTTTGGTGCGCTAAATATTCAGACTTATGTATAAACTGGGGTCTGATATATTTGGAGTTAAGTTTTTTCCCATGTATGTCAAGAGCTTGTATACCTTCCCTTAATGTTTTGAATTTTTCATGTTCTCCCTTGCGGTACTTTTTCTCCTCTACATCGCCCTTTTCATTAACATCTACATTCCAAAGAAAAATTTCTCCGTCCTTAATTTCTGATGTATCGTATATGCTCATAATTCAATATTTTTAGGTTTTTCATATTCCCACAATAAAAGTTTTCCCTTAGCAGATATAGGTTTATCATACATGACATGGTTCTGAACTATCCAATTCCAACAATCTCTTTCAGACCAAACAGAAGGATAGTTTTGTACACAATCAACTATCTCAACTTCTCCTATTATTGCCGACTTTACCCAACTACCCTGAACCATATCTCTACGAATATGTTCGTTCATTGCTTTCCATTGATAGATTGTGAAAAGATGACTCATGTTCTGGTGTGATAAGTTCCATGTGGATAAACCATTCTCTTACTTTCTTCCAATTCACAAAGGGACGCTGGCTACCAACAATATTTAGACCTTCTGAACAATATGTTAGCGGACATCCTAAAGCCGCATCGTCAATAATTACTTGTCCATACGCTTTCGGGGAATGCGTCCATGAGTGCTGTGTAGGATTAACCTGCACACCATAAAGGGGTATATCGTTAATTCTAAACCACTCAATGGCTTCTGTCAAATATTTCCCGCCTTTAGGAATAATTGTATCGTCACCAGAAGTAGGGTTTTCAATGTCTGACCGCATCGTAAAAAGAATGAGGTTGTGTCCGTTTGAGATTAATTCTTTCAATACTGGAACAGCCCCAATATCTTTTCCGATGTTTGGGAATTCATGAGTAACAACCGTTCCGTCAAAGTCTATAACTATATCCATTTTATCAATTTTCTTTTTTAATGTAATCGGTTTCGGGAAGTGAAAAAATATTGAAGTGCCACGAGAGAAGGAGTTGAACCATAACATAAGGTATGCGACCCAACCACCATTTTCTACCATATCTTTCTATCCATGCTTCACGTTCAACAGTTATCCAATCAACATAACCTATATCTAAGTTTCTTATTTTGTCTATTGGCACAAACGTTTCTCCCTCATGCACGATTTCTTTTGTGAGCCAGTCCATTGAGTATAGGACGGGTTTAACCAAGTCAGGATTTACAAATTCATGTCCAAACACCAACCGTGGATTAAAGACCTGAAATCCATATCTAACGTCATACCCTCTGAGAAACCCCTCTTTTTTAACCGTGCGATCGTAACCGTATATCACTTTCAACCCATACGGCAGATACGCAGCGTATATCTTTAGTTTTTGTTCTTGTGTCATTTCTTGAAATTAAAATGTGATTTAAAAGGTTTAGCCTTATATGATTTCAGCCACTTTATTTTTTTTTTGAATCGAAAAGGTGTAGTCTTCAACCTTTGTAACTCGTCTTGTATTAGTTCTATAAACTGTTCTTGTGTCATGCTTATTATTTAAAATTGATTGAATCCTAATTTTTTTAAGAACTTCCTATATCTACCGTTCTTACCTCTTAAATAGTAGTTGTGCCAAACGTTCTTTACTAATCTGTAAAGTGGATTTTTCATGCTTCAACGAGTTTAAAAATTCCTTCATTAATTAAATCTTCTACCGAGTAATTCAAATATGGTAATGCGTAGCCTTTGGAGCGGAGAAAGTCAATAACACCAACGTTCAGCCCTCTTCCCTTTCTATCACCGAAATCTTTTAATAACACTTTCCCGTTCCAAACTTGGGCAACCGTATCATTTAATTTCGCCACTTCAATCGCATCTATATCGCTGATTGAGGAAAGGGGTTTGAGGAGTAGGCTTACTTCACTTATGTATAAGTGTATGTCGCAGTTTTTTTGGCTTTCTTTTCTTATTCTAAGAAGATTGCGATCAAGCAAGTGACCTGTTATTGAGTAAATCTTATCCGACCTTCTGCTTTGCACTTTTGCATACGGATAGAGTAGAAATACTCTCTCTTTTATTTCTTGCGTTATCATAAAAATGCTTTTAGTGCTTTGATGAAATTTTTAAGTTCATGATTGGAGATTAGAATACTGTTATTCTCCTGTATCAGTTGTACGCTATCAGTATATTTCTGAATAATAATAGCAGGTTCACCCGGGTTCTCGTCTTCCCATTCTTGGTAAACGACCGTTGACTTTTCGTTGATGTTTTGTGTTATCATAATTCAATGTTGTTTTTTGCTTTCTATTTATCAGTTAATATTTCATACACCCACCTTAGAACTAACGCTGCTATTACTAAGTAAAAGATGAACATTCTGGGTGATGCCGTTCTGAATAATTCAATTATCTGGTTCATGTTCAGTTCAGTTTTTAAAAAGGTAAATCCTCTCTACCGTTGTCCTCCCGATCTGTATAAGGTTTCCTAATTCCGGCATGAGGGTTATCAAATGGTACAGGTAAAAATGATGTTGTTACATCGCTAAAAGAAGTCCCATTAAATCTGCATAAAATATCTTTTTTTGACATTAGCCGAAGCTTACCAACAATAATTATTGTTTTATCTTTCTCAATCTCATTGCCATCTTTATCTCGTTCTATTCCGTGAAGTATAGGTCGGTAAATCAGCAACACAACATCTGCCGCCTGCTCAATACCGCCTGCGTATTTTATATCGGAAATAACGTGTGGTCTTGACCTGTCACTTTTTTCTCTTCTTGCCAATTGCGCCAATGCAACTACTGGTATATTCAATTCTTTAGCCAGTTCTTTGAGTTTATTTGCAATGTTGGTAAATCGTTGCTCAACATTATGACTATGCTCAATGTCATCATAAGCCAAGTGTATGTGATCTATGAATAAAATTTTAAGGTCATGATTCTTTTTCCAAAGTCTTGCAAGTGCTTTTATTTCTCCAATTTTCAATCCTGACTTGTCAGACATACGCAATGGTAGATTTTTCAATCTGGTCATGTGATTGCTAATTCTCGTTTGGTCTTCAGGAGTAAAAGTCCCGCTAAGTATATCAGATGATTTTATGTTTAGTTTATCGCTTGCGCTGATTACTGCTAATTCAGCCATTGACATTTCAAGAGATACATAGCCTACGGTATTCCCAGTTTCAGCAATATGCACTGCGTCCTGCCAGGCTAAAGTTGTTTTCCCTTCTCCTGTTGAAGCTCCGATAATTATCAAATTCCCATTTCTGTAACCCTTAATTCTATCATTAATCCCATTTATAGAACTCGGTAATCCCAATAAGCCATTTTCGCTGTCTGTTGCTGTAAAAATTGTTTTATACACGTCACTAACAGCATCTTCCATGGTCGTTTCCCTGATGGATGCTATATGCCTGTAAACTTTATCCAAACCATCAGAACACTCACCTAATAAATCCAATGCGTCTTTTCCCTGTATAATCGATTCCTGATTGATGTAATAACCTAACCTGTGTAGTATCCTGCTGATGCAATACTCATTCAACTTTAAGCAGTAATTCTGAAAGTTTACATCACTCATCCACCATTCGTTTAGGATTGCAAATGTTTTTACATAACCGGAAATGTCTTTCTCACCTTTAATCCTGAAATAATCAGAAATGTTTTCAGGATTAATCAGCGTTCCCTTGTTGCTGTATTCCACCATTGCCATCCAAATCATTTTGTGCCATTCGTTATAAAAAATTCCTTCAAAACTCAAGTATTTCATTGCTTCGCTGATACAATCAGGTTTGTTGCAGACGTATGCTAATAGCTTTTTCTCGATATTTTCCGAAAACGGTAATGGCTTTAAATCCAGTTCTGACAAGTTGAAATTTACTTTCTGCTTTCTCATAAGTTGAATTGAGTTAAATCAAGTCCTGTATTGTTTTCAGTCGCATTTTCCTGTTTGATGAATTGCGGTTCTCTACCTTTCCATGTGTTTAATCTTCGTTCTAAATCCCATGTCTTTTGCAATTCCCATCGCATTTTCGTCTTTGACTTGTTCGGCTCTGACCAGTATTCGTAAAATGCCCTTACGGTTTGCTTGCCGTATGCGGTTACATGAGCTACGAGTGACTGATAAAAATTTTTCTGCCTTTCTGATAAATCTCTTTTTGGTTTCGGTTGAGCAATCTGCGATTGCGAAACAATTTTTTCTTCCGAATTACTATCTACTATTTCTTTTTTATTTTCTCTTTCTATTTCTATTTCTCTTTGCTTAACCATAGGCTTATGGGTAGGCTTATATGAAGGCTTAACCATAGGCTTATTTTTTCTGCTTTTTTTACCTCCGTTTGATCCTCCGCGGATAAGATTCAAACGTGGTTCGCAACTTGGAATGAATAGTTTATTGTCAATGACTTTTATCAATGGCTCATCGTCTTTATCAACCAATGTTTTAAATTTTTCTATCATCTCTTTTAGTTCATCTTCTGTTGCCCAGAAAGATCTTGCCCATATATCAAATTCTGGAAGTATTTTGTTATCTGATTCCATAGCCATGTCTATAAGCTCTCTGTAAAATCCGCGCTCAGATAAAGTCAACCGGAATACCCTGTTTGAGCTTTTCCAATTTTTTGGATACCATGTATAACCTAATTTTTTAGCCATTTTTCTTTAATTCAAACTTTCAATACATCTTTCCACCAGCCATTCCATTGCCGGTGGTGTAACGGCATTCCCCAATTGTTTTACCTGATTCTTACCTGAACCCAGCACGATATAATTATGATCGAATGCCATTGCCAATTTTACTTCATGAGGGAAAAGCATACGGTAATAGCAATCTTCAATGCTTGGTGTCTGATATGAGATTAACTGATGCCTGTCTTTAGTAGTGGCTGATCCTAATGCGTCACTGATATGACTTGCCTGATGGGTTCCATAGTAGTATGAAATGAAACTGTTCCATGCTTCGTTACTAACAATGCCGTGATTTATCATTTGGCTTTGAGTAGTCATGGCATCTGTGATTGCATGAGCCATACTGTTCTTTCTTGCTGTAACAGTAAAAGGAGCTGCGCAAAGAGCATGATTGATTCCTCCGGATGTGAATGTTGCAGTAGGTTCTGATGCAGGTTTGCATTCACCTGTTTTATTCATTTCCACTACAAAAGGAGTAAGCAGTCCATATTTTTCATGCGTGGTCTGAGCCGGAGCAGCGCCTGATAACGAATTTGTTTTACTGCTGTGATGATGATTTATGATAAACGGAGTACACAAAGCCATGCTTTGACGAGTAGTTTGTGTTTGAAAGGCACCCAATGTTGATTGTGCATTTTTCAAATTGGCACTGTGTTCTCCTTTGATTATAAAAGGTGTTACCAATTTCAACTGATGAGTAGTGGTAATTGTTGGTATTTTTCCATTTATACCATTTACTCTGAAATCAATACCGGTTGAATGTTGATCGTTTACAATAAATGGTGGATTGACTATTGCATGATGATCATTTGTGGTTAAAGTACCTGTACTATCCAGAATTGACTTTGAATAGCCCGGTGAATAATTTATTACTTGAAAAGGACTATGGTTATATTTTTTCAGTCCAAAGTCAATTCTCTCCAAAGTATTTGGGGACAATGGAAGCATTGTTTCTCCTTTAAAGCTTAAAACCGCCCCAGTTTTTTTATCATAGTATTGCTTTAATTTTTTATTACCAATTCGGGTACCTATATCACTCCAGTCAATACAATTAAATGATGCATAGTAATAAGGCTCTACAATAGTTGAGCATTCAGGGCAACAGTAAACGTATTGCTGTCTATATTTACCGTACTGATTTTGCTTATTCTTCCATGTTTGTACCGAAGGGACATCGCTAACACATTTCGGGCACCATGCAGAAGGTGTGTATTCCAATTTAGGTGCCTTATTGCCTTTCTTCCAGAACACTACATACATGCGGTCTCTGCTCTGCGGTGTAGGATGACAGTGCATTGAGTTGAGATAAACACATTTGTGATTATAACCAAGCAGATGCATTGCGTTTATCCAAGCGTCAAACATTACCCATTTACGTGCATCAACCACATTTTCCACGATAATGATATTGTAGCTGTGATACTCCGCAAACCGGCACACATCCCACATGGTAGCTCGGCTTCTTTCTGCTGCAGGATCTATTTTTCCTGAATCGAACAGGTCCATCTGCTTTTTAACAATCTTCACTCCTTTGGCAAGAGAATGATTAGTGCATTCCGGAGATGTAATAAGTATGTCGGTTGATGGGTACCGGCGCGGATCGCAAGCGCTGATGTCCGTACAATCATGAATAGTATCAGGGAAATTGGTATTGTGCGTTTCAATTGCAAGTTTCCAATGATTTAATGCAAGCTTTACTTCTACTCCCTTTATCCTGTTTGATACACGGCGTACTCCCTGGCTACTGCCACCGGCACCGCAAAACTGATCTGTAACTGTTATGTATGATTTCTTCCTTGGCATGTTAATATTTACTTGTAATACATTAATACTGTGTCAAATGTTTTATCAGGGAAGAAGTACACCACATCTTTTGTATTTAAAAACAAAGCTTCAACAATTAGTTGCTCTCTTACAGTGTAGTCGAAATTCCTTGTAATTACTCTTGAAGAATAACCGAGATTTTTGAGTGATGTTTCTCTGATATGTCTTCGGTGAACTCCAATTTCTTTTTTGAATTTTGAGAATGTTCGTATAATCGTTTTATCCAAAAAATATGAAGGACTTCCTGTCATTAAGCTCATGATACTTCTTTTATAAGGTCAAATAATGTGGGTATAACCACCTTTTCTTCTTCTTTTTTTAAATAGAATGCTGAATGTTCCGCGTATTGGTCGTTGAGTTCTGTACCGAAGTATCTTCTCTTTTTTTTTAGAGCGCGAACGCCGGTTGTACCTAATCCATTGAAAGGATCTGCTATTAATTCTCCTTCGTTGCTATATAGCTCTATCACCCTATCTACTTCATCATAAGGTTGAGGACATATATGGTTACGTTCCTTACGCCGGCTTTGCTCCAAATTCAAACCGTGCATCCTGTTTACATTATTCCAGATATAAGAGCTATTAGATATAAGCGGGAGTGTTGTAAATTCTTTCGACAATTTGCCATTTCCCTCCAGCTCTTGGAGAAGTTGTATATGAGCCCGATAATCATACACTACATTAGGATTGAATTCATTCCACCATTTGCGTATTTTCTTCAAATCCCATTTTGCCATTTCTGCTGGTGTAATGAGCCTGTCCCCGCTACTTTGCCAGAAGGCATCAGCATCAATTTGCCATTGCGCAAGTGTCATTTGGTAATCACTATGATGAATCAAATCTTTTTCATGAAAAAACTGATTACATTTAGGACATGATAGCAATATTGAATTTGGACGGGCATAAGAAGCGTAATCTTTTCTGTCATGGCAAAGTGGACATTCACAATTATGTGTTACCGGAACATCTGCATATGCATTTTCTGTTGTGGTAGGTGGCTTGCGGAATACCCATATCTCTTCCGGAATACCCGCACCCATCTTGGTACTATCTTTTTGCATTTCGCCGTATGTAAGCCTGTATGTTTGATTGTTTTCTCCTACAACACAGGTCGGTATGTAATGGAATCCCATTGTTTCAAAACCATGTTTTTCCATAGCTTCACAAACAAGATGAGTAAAGCGGTGAAATACGGAAAAACCTTTACCTGTGACAGAGCCATAGTGAATACGGTTTTTTAAGTGGACAGTAGATATGCGGCCTGGTTTTAACGTCCTGAAATACTCCGGAAGAAAGAAATCTAATTGACGGGCAAACTGAGAATTGCTGATATTATGGCCATAGTCGTTATAATAATTGGTGTATTCATAATGGTTACCAAAAGGAAATGAGCTATTCTGAAAGTCAATGGAATTATCTTCAACATCCATCCATTCTCTTGTGCAGTCATTTCCTATAAGTGTCCAGCTCTTTCCTTGAAATACTTTTCTGTTTGTCTTGAATGTCCTTTTCCGTTCTTCGATCATAGCTGCATGGTCAAGTCCATGAACCCTGACTAAATCCCTCAACCATTCCCGCTGCTCATTGTGCTGGTTCCACTTCCTGCGAAGGTTTTGTATGATTGGATATTCTTCCGGGAGATAGATAATGAAGAAGTCCACTTCATCAAAGCCGCTGTAAGGACGGTGTATTCTTTTTAGCATTTGATACAGCAGGTTGAAATCATTATTCACACCTATCAATACTGCTTTACCGCAAAACTTCTGGAAATTGCACCCTACACCGCTTATCTCAGGTTTCGTTGCTAAATATTGCAGATTACCTTTTGTAAAATCTACAATTGCTTTTTCGCGTATATCAACCGATTGCGAACCTGTGAGATGAGAAAAATTTCTCCCTTTAAATGTCTTAATAAGTGCATCACGTTCAGGATTTATATGATGCCAAAGGAGAAAATGATCATTTGAAAATGTATCAACAATTTCCATTGCTTTTTTTAATCTCACATCAATACTCTGTTGCTTCAGTTTTGCATTGTCAGGAAGGCTATTACCTGTTTTCAGGAACATTCTTTGCTGACCATTTTTTTCTGTACCAGCATCTACAGCTTTGCTCAACGGGACCTCTATCCAATGAATATTGAGTTTTGGAAGTGTGTACCCTTCATCGCTAAATCCTAAGTCAGAAGGATATTCAATAGCAACCATCCAAGAATGTACCCATAACCAAAAGTCAGCTATATGTTGGGGATGCAATGTAAGGTCACCTGCTTTTGTAGAATTGCGCTGAAAGAATTGTGTAAGTATCTGACCTCTATCTGCTATACCCAATATATGTGCATAGTTTACAAGCTCTAAGGTTTCATTCGGTGACGGAGTAGCACTGGCGATATACTTATACTTCACGTTTTTCAACTGTCTTGCCAATGCATCGGTAGTCTCACTCGCGATATTCTTTATATAGTTACCTTCATCAAGCCATACCACAGTGAACTCACTAAAATCGAAACAGCCCATTCTTACACGCTCATAGTTTGTGACTACAATATCACATGGACTATTATTTGCCTGTTCCTGATTTTGAACGTACTCAACCTTTATTCCTAATCTTGCACCTTCGCCAACTGCAGGGTCTTCATTGATATAAGTTTCGCTGGCACCAAGCTCGGTAACAATCAACCCTTTACCTCCGAATTCTTTTAAAATCATTCGTTCCGTTTCAAGGGAAATATGCGTTTTCCCCAATCCACAATCCGGAGCTACTAAAGCGGCACCGAGTTCACAACCCCATTTGATAATTGCTATCTGATGCGGTTTTGTGGACTGATGAAGTAAAGATGCGTCGATAGCAATCCCATGCTTTTCAGCTACACGAATCTTGGAAATAAGAAATTCATTGTAGGCTTCAACTTTAGCTTGTATATCTGTATTGTTATGCACTGTGTAAGTATTTTATTTTCCAATCACAAGCTGATCCGCGACTTGTGAATAGTTATTGTTTTAAAAAAGTGGTATGGACAGGATTCGAACCTGTATTTAGTATCTTGCCGGATATTGCTCTCGGGTATCTTCCGACCCTCCGGAGGTTGATTTGGACTTACACCTTTGGACAGTTGCCTCAGCCATACACTAACACCCGCTAACAGTTGCGTCTAACCAATTCCGCCACCATACCTTATCTTACATATTAGCCTTACGCCGGTTGATTATTCAATCGGTCAATTTCAGCGGCGATAAGTGCGCCGGATATTATCAGGCGTTCTTTGTATGATTTCCCCTGCATTTTTTGATATATAGCTTCATCCCAATCAATAGGTACAAAGTCTTCTGTATTATCAAAATCAAATACTGTATGTCTTCCGATTAGATGAACGGCAGCACTTATTAATTGAGCAGCACGGTTGTTTTGATCATGCTCAATAGTTCTACCGTGTTTTTCAATTTGTTCTAGCCGCTCATAGGCAATTAATTCAACACCACTCTCATTTTGCATTGGTTGTTCCGCTGTTTCTCTCAACACATCAGTTCTGAAAATATTCGCACGTTTTTTTACTTCTTCGATAGTGCTGATGCATCCTTCTTCGAGAATATCGAAGCAGAATTCATTTAGGTCTTGCTCTTGTTTTTCAGATATTAATTTTTTAAGAACATCTAATTTGTAATTCGTCTTTGACATGTTAGGGGTGCATTCGATCATAAAAAGTTGCACTCTATCCGTCATGGCATTTAAATCAAGGACCTCACCACAACAGGCTTCTAATAGTTCTTCTTTTGTCATCTTTGAATAACTATCAACCAGTTCGGGGAACTTCTCTTTAAGTGTTTCAATGTTTGATTTGCTCATTTTTATTCGTTTTAAAAGTTTAAGAAAAGCATACTATTTCCGGTATGCCGGCGGCGAACGTCGTTTCCGTTCTTGTCATCCAAGCACAGCTTCACGTTCTGCCATTTCTTCTATATATGCTATAGCCCACGCTTGCGGTATTGAACCGAAGTTTTGTACAGGGTAATCAGGATGTGCTTTTCTGTGAATAAATGTTGCTGCATCTCCCCATCCGAATTCATTTTTTAATTCATAGCCACGCTTGCCGGCCATGTTTACCAAGTGTCCGGCTGTACACATTGGAGTACCGCAAACGTTCAAGTTCTCATCCCACTCTTCTATATTGCCCCAAGTAGATTGCATGTGAATCCGCTTTTGGGTGTTTATATCTTCAAGAAGTTTGGTGTATGGCTTTTCCAGCTTTGGAATAGAATCCCAAAACTCGTGATACGCTTTTTGGAAATTTTTTGGAAGGTTCTTGATGACGTCAGCATTCAGGTTCTTGATGACGTAAGCATTCAGGTTCTTGATGACGTAAGCATTCAGGTTCTTGATGACGTCAGCATTCAGGTTCTTGATGACGTCAGCATTCAGGTTATTGATGACGTAAGCATTCAGGTTATTGATGACGTAAGCATTCAGGTTATTGATGACGTCAGCATTCAGGTTATTGATGACGTCAGCATTCAGGTTATTGATGACGTAAGCATTCAGGTTATTGATGACGTCAGCATTCAGGTTATTGATGACGTAAGTATTCAGGTTCTTGATGACGTCAGCATTCAGGTTATTGATGACGTCAGCATTCAGGTTATTGATGACGTAAGCATTCAGGTTCTTGATGACGTCAGCATTCAGGTTATTGTGGTTATATGCGAGAGTTGCCAGCAGGGCTCTTTCTTCGCGTGTTTGTTTGGCCATTTTATACCGATTTTTGTAGTGATGAAATGAATTTTTAAAAGATGCCGGTTTACTTTGAACTCCGGCAAAGTCAGATACAGCGCGCTATATCATTTGTTGCCGTCTTTTCGGCTGTCTCTCGCATATAAAAAAGAATGCGTTATGGAAAGAGGTCTTCATCATCGGCATCACTATGTCCACTACCAGCATTCTCAGCAATAGCCAGCTGATGCTTTTTCATTACCTCGCTGATGTTCCAGCTATCTATTGGTTTTACTTCCAGTCTTTCCGCTACTTGCTTTGCAGTAAATTCATCTACCGGATTGATCGCATAGATGGCAGCACTTCCAAAGAAGCGTGTAAATGCCGGTTGCGATTTTGTTTCCGGAACGTCCACCCTCAGCATATTTGTCCCGGCAATATTCTGTTCCGTGCATCTGCCGGCTATCTTGGTGTGCCCAAAAAGCTCTACCACACACCACAGGTCAAATTTTTCAGTTTGTGTCTGCATTTATTGTTGATATTTTGAAGTGATTAATTGGCATTGCTTCATCAATACCCGACACCCACAGCTTGCCATCTCTGGATATTGACCTGATTTTAGTTTTCACGTTAGGAATGTTGTCTTTCGGGTCAGCGAAGAAGAAAACAGGTAACCCGACCTTCGCTACTTCTGTTGTTAGTTTTTGCATGGTTTATTTTTTTGAACTTTTAATAATGGTTGAAACTTCCTCAAGAGCATCTTCACATTCCATATTAATTTTTGCTGCTTTTGCTGAAATAAGTAACCAATCATTCAACTCCTTACTGGTCATATCACCAATATGAATATTAAGTTGGTACGGCTTTCCCTGAGATATAAGAACATATTTCTTGTTGCATAGTAGCACGAATAATCTCTTAAACTTGACGTAAGCCATCGTCGTGTTGATTATTAATTTTCTCATATTCTTTTAAAATTGTTTTAAACTGTATTCTTTGACAGATACACCCTTTATCTTTTTCATCCTATCGTAAATCACTATACCATTTAAATTCCTGAGATCAGAAATTCTTGAATGGAAATGCAACACACCTACCTTTAATCCGTCATACAGTGTTACCGTGTCATTGTTTTGCAGCAGCTCATACACTTTCCTATTCTGACCTTTCAGCTTTTCCACGTTAATCGGGCTTTTTGTTGAAAAATCAATAGATAGTTGCATCATCTTCCTTTTGTAACTATTATAGATTTCACTTCTTTATCATATCCTGCGACTATCAGTCCACCGTCGTCCATTCCCTCATTTGGATCAGGAACGTATATACCCAATACCTCGGCTGCGAATTGTTGTATCTTCTCTTTGTAATCATTGAACTCTATTGTATTTAACCGTGTAGTGCTTCGTGGAACTTTCACGAAATACCCTTCCTTCATTTCTTTCTCCTCCCAATTGAACTCTTTCTTCAAGAACTCGTGTACCTCTTCGGATGTGTATTCATTCCCGAAATCATTCATTGCATCTTTCACCATTGATATGATCACACCCCAGTAGTAATTGTTTTGTGGATTACTCCTGTTCCTGCCCTTCACTTTCAACACAACGGAAACATTCTTGTTGCGATGGCTCATTAACCATTTGCCTAGCTCAGCCGTCTGCGAAACGATTAACTTACCTGCGTCTGATATGTTTCCTATGAATTCCATTATTCTGCTAATCTCAGGTTATCGTAACATAATAGCATAGCTATCGTATCTCCTTCTGAAATTGCTTTTTCTGCATCACCTATCATTTCAGAAAGAATTATTGCCCCGAAACAACCTGCACCATCAGGTAGCTGCTCATAAAGTTTTTTTAAGTCACGAACTCTGTTCATTTCAGAAAATAATCCGCTTATTAATGTTTCTGCCATTTGATATGTTTATTAAAATGGAGTACGATTAAAATTTTCAATTGTCAATCCTGCTTCTGCTACATGCACTATCTTGCCAATCATTGCTGATATCTCACGTTTAATTTTCGCTGCATCACTATTTGTATTACTCAAGTGAATAAGAACGATGTTGTGAACCGTTGACAAATCATTCGCTAACAGCATTTCCTTACAAGTGTCCATATTCATGTGAGATTGAACGATACGGTTACGCAGGAAGCCAGGCGTACCATTGTTATCCATAATCTCCAGTTCGTGATTGCATTCTATGATAATATTGTTCAATCCGGGTATCTTATACTTGCAGTACATGGTATCAGTAAGAAACAATGTCAATCCGCACTCCTCATGCTCTATCAGGAACATCATACAGGGAACATCGTGTTCTACCGGAAAGCCCTTGACATAAAATCCTCCAATTTTTTCTTTCTTTCCATGGGCTAATGGTTTTGCTCTGTGATGTCTACTCAATGACTTAGCGCTAAGTGTTTCATGATTTGCATATACACCTATCCCTGCATTCATCGCCTCTCCCATATATTTAGCATGATCACCATGTGCGTGAGAAACAATGGCGCCGACCACCTTAGCGATGTTGAAGTGCAACGCTTTCTTAATCTTAGGCACGCTTACCCCTAGCTCTATGATCAGAGCTTCGTGCTTTGTTTCAAGAATATAACAGTTGCCGGCGCTATTGCTGCCAAGTACTTTGAGTATCATTTATTAGATTGGATTTTCTTCTGTTGATGTTTGTTGCTTTGGATCATCCTTCACTTCTTCCGCTTCTTGTATCGGTTCATCATTCATACTAATCTCCTGCTTATTCGCGTTCTCTCGGATAGTCTGTTTTGTCGATGCCATAACAGCATCATCTTTCAAATCATCTGTTTCATCGCTGTACAATACACTGTCATCGGAAGAACGGATAAGAAGCTTACAGGCACGATTGATAACAGTCTTAATGCTCATCTGGTCAGGAAAATTTTTATGTGCTGGTGAACTACCTTTTGTCGCACCCTGATTCCATGCTGCCTGTATCTGGCGCATATTCATCACCTCCATGTCCATCGTCCCGTCATTCAGCTCGTACACAGCATAAGCGCCTTTTATTTTCATATCGCCGAGACTGTCAAGATTCTGAATGTGCTTAACGAGTTTGCGTCTGCCGGTTTCGTTGATCTCAAATTGAAAATCATCTCCTTCCAGAATTACATTTGCCTTGATAGACTTCAACCCGCCATAGCGTTTAGCCAAAGCGATATTTCCAGTGTATTCAGGATCGCACGACAGCTTGTTGCCGTACACAATAAAGTCACATTGCTTTTTCAAAGGGGATAATCCCCACACTACCATTTTCAGCATCGCATCACAAATGCTTTCTTTTGTGCAGCTGTTGATGGCCAGATTGCCGCTTCTATCTTTCGTCTCCTTGATAATTATCCAAGCTGCACGAACAGCATTTTCAGGTGAATAATCAGGTGGAAATTTGATGTCGCCAGTTGCTTTGAACGTGTTGATGCGATCTAAAACAAGATCAATGGTTTTGTCGTTCACCAATGCAGGTCTCTGCTGCACCTGTGTATTTTGCTGCGGCTGTTTTTGTGCCGACTGATTATTATTATCAAACATTGTACTACTCATTTTGATTAAATTTTAGGAATTAGAATTTTGTTGTGAGTGTTTATATCTCCAGTAATAAGAACCACATGTTTTCTTTCTACCCCTACAAACACCAGTAATCAAACTGGGATTAAGATTAAATTGGGTAGCTGCTTCTATTACCGATGAGAATTCGTTAATAATTTCACCAGTTGATGAAACTTGAAGTACTGGTTTAGCAACAGCACTTAATCCTCCTTTCCTTCCGTAACTATAATTATTGCTGCCTTTAAATATTCCGCTTTTCTTCACTGTAGCTGTTCTTCTTTTCAACATAGTTCCATAGTTAACATTGTACCGATGGGAACACCATTCTAAATTGTCAGCGTGATTATTTGTCTTGCACTCATCTTTGTGGTTTACGTCTGAATGGTTGTTTGGATTAGGGATGAAGTGTATTGCAACAAGCCTATGAACCATAATACTTTTCCGTATGCTATTTATAGAGAGAGCAACATTTAAATACCCATTCGTGGTAGGAGATAATTTTAGTACTTGTCCTTTTAAGGACTTTCGCTTACCGTTGTGTTCATATACAGTTCTTGATATGCTTCTAACCTGTCCTAAGTTGGAAACTTGATAGAGCCCTTCATATCCAATTATATCTTTCCAAGTTGTTTGCATCACGCTACCTCCAATTGTTTAAGATTAGCAGATTCTACTCTTAGCGTCTCGTCCGATGGAGAAACAAACAATCGAATCAATTGCGATTTTGTGGGAGGAACATAAGTTGAACTTTCCGCGTTATCGTTAAATACAGGAGCATAGATGTTATAATGTTTTGAGAGTGTGTTCAGGATGTCTATTCCTGAAAGAAGCTTCCCTGCTGTGTTTACAGTTGGATAAGGAACACTGTTATATTCACAAACGCAGGTTTCCACCACAGCACCATTCACCTGAGTTTCAAACAATCTCCACTTCACATATTGGAACATGTTGTTTACACGCTCATCTAATATTGCCATGTGAGCCTTCGTATAATTCTCAATATCAAACTCCTGCTGTTCGATGTTGGATATCTCTTGTGCATTTTCACGTTCCTCAGTTTCTAACTGTGTAATTCTATTCTCCCCGCTTTCAATCACTTCTTTGAGCGCCAGTTGTTTTTTGATGTCGTCCAGTTCTATAGTAAGATGAAGTTTCCGGCTTTTTAATTCAGTGTTATCAGTATTACCCAACTGGCTGCTCTTTGCTTCAATCTCTTCAGTCAAGCCGGATATTTCTTCATCCAACTCACTCAATCGATGATTGGCAGCAATTGAAGTTTTTACTTCTTTTTCAATATCTACATCAGTTGAAACAGCCGCTTGTAGTTCCAAAAGTTTATTCTGTAAGGCAACGAGCTTCTGATTTTCTCCCTGAATTAATACACCCATGCTCGAAACATCAATGTCATTAATCTTGTCTTGTAACTGCTGAACTTCAGCCTTTAGTAAGTTTGATTGAAAGACTTTGTCATCTTTTCTTTTTGCAACATCATCATTGAAGTTCTTACGCAGTTGCACTTTCTTCGTTTCAATATCATAAGCAGGAAGTTGTTGCTTACAGGTGGGACAGGTGCAGGTGGATTCGTCAAACTCGAATACCTCTGAATTAATAGCATCCCAATCCTTTCGCAGTTGTGCAACACGACTATTTAATTCTTCAATACGGTTTTGATAAGATATTTTGTTGTTCGTATTATCTGTATCGTTTTTTTGGAGCCTTGTAACATTCTCTCGAATTAACTTAATCTGTTGCTCTATAGATGCAATTTCCGCCTTGCTGGTGTTGAATTTAGATTGTACTTCTGTCCTGATGCTTTGTTTCAGGTTGGATAGTTCAGTTTCCTTGTTATGCAATGTGTTTTGCTTCTCAAGAATGGCTTTTTGTTTTTCTGAAAGTGCTTTGGAGGTATTGGATAGCTGGTCTTCTATGGCTTGAATTTCCTGCTGTTTAGCATTCAGTTTTTGCTGAATGGAACTCCAATTAAGTGCCTCCGGTATATTGCGCCTGGCTTCATCAATTCGCGGTGCATACTCAACTGCTTTCTTTTTGAGCAATGATTTTTTTGAAGCCAGCTCTTTCTTGTATTCATCAACAGTCTTACCGTTATTGAGTACGGAAAGCAATGAGCTGTAATCATTATTCGGGAATACCATTATCATTCTGTTGATTATATCCTGGTTGGTAATGGTACCTGCAATGGCAATCAGTCCGCGGCGCTGCTCATCCCATTTTAGTGAGGTAAAGAAATTCGGATTGGTGATAAGCTTTAGAATTTTACTGTCTATTATAGTGCTTACCTTCGCTTCAAACTCCGATTTGTTGCACGGCACATCATTCCACCAGAATTCTGTTTTGTGTCCTTCAAAGGTTTTTTGCGATTGACCACGCTGTTTAACCCATTTTTCGAGATACACACGTTTGATCTTGTGTTCTATTTCGATGCCGGAGTCTTCCGTAATTAGGATGGCCTCAACTTCATGTGACTGTGAGTTTAGTTCTTTACGAACCGTGTTTTTTATTTCGTAATCCTGACGGTCAAATTCATCCTTGCCTGTAAGAAGCCAGTTGAACGCTGTGTATATAGTTGATTTGCCACTTTCGTTGGCGCCATAGATATTAGTATTGCCATCAAAGGTGATTTCTCTGTCAACAATGCCTTTGAAGTTTCGGAGTGATAATTTTTTAAGTATGATTTTCATTATTTCTTAGTTTTAAAAAGGTTATTTGATATGTTTTCTCCAGTGATTTGCCTGTATTGATCGCGAATGACGTTAAGGCGGTCATAATCGGTAATGATGCACAAGGACCCGCTGATACCGGCAATTAATCTTATATACTCAGATTCAAGATCTTCTGCGTCCATTTCTCTTATAAGCTTTGTTTGACTTACATCGTATATTTCGGTTGTGTTTATCTTTTGCATAGTCTATAAGGCAGATGTAGGTGTAGATAATGAGTGCGCTGATAATTGTTGCTTGCATATTTTTTCATTTTGATTTGAGATCATTTCTTTAATCTCTCGCATCATGCGTTTGAAGGATGGAATTTTAGTATAGTCAATAGCGCCGGCAGCTTGTAGAAGCTCCATCATTTGGAGCGATGTAATCGGTCTGGAAGAATCGAATGTTTGCGTAGCATTCCATTTTGACCCGAACATCTCTTCATATTTGAAGCCATAACCTTCAAATGTCAATCTTCGGTTCAGCGCTTCATATTCAATTTGAAAAGGAGCTGTAAAAGAAATTTCATAACCGCATGCTAAAAGGAGATAATTTATGTCCTCCGAGATGGGTGTTGGAAATTCTGTAGGAAATTTTAATTTTGCAGTCATAACTTATTCAAGTTTTTAGAGTGAAACAATTGCCGGTCTGCCAACCGGCTTTTTTTATTTTGATTTATAAATTCTGCTAAGCCTTTTTGCTTTAGTTTTTTCAATTCTTTCATCTAACCCCTTTCGGGAGGGTGATTTAGACAAACCACCCTTTTGTTGATTCTCTGCTTGTAGCTTCTTATTTATAATGTTCAATTGCAGTTCGTGAAACGTCTTCATCTGCAAAAGCTCACTTCGTGTTATTGTTAAAAGCTCTAACATATCTAAGCAAGTTTTAACTCTTTAAGTTTCGCTTGACGGGCGTTATAGAACTCATCAATTTTTTTCATTGTACCTATTGAGGCTTCTCCTCTGAACGCATTGGTAATAACAGGTCGGGAAACACCTACATACTCTTCAAGTTTTTTCTTATCGCCCTGTTCGTAATATCTCTTCCAGCGCGTTAGTGTTTTGTTATTCACTCTCATAATCGTATATTTCGTTTTGCATTGCTTTTGTTTTGCAATTGTGTTACTGTTTACAATTACAATGCGAATATATAACAATGTTGTAAAAAATGAAATAAAAATACAACATTGTTATGTTTTTTCTTGAAGATATAATACAGTAAACACAAGTATTTTATTTTTTAATATGAAAGATGCACCAATACCGGAATGCGGGAAATGCGGAAGTTTAGAATTTGAAGCTGCCGTTCAGACAATTAATAACCTTAATACAGAATTGGTATTTGTTGTATGCAAATCTTGTAATGCAGCAGTAGGCATATTGGATATTACAACGGCAGGAAGGGTTAGGGATATAGAGAATGATCTAAAAAGAATAAAAAGAAAACTTGGATAGAAAATGAAAAAACTACTACTTCTTACTGTTTTTATAGCTCTGTCAGTGGCTGGGAAGGCGACCTTAATTATTGCGGTGCGGACGGATAGCTGTATTTACGTGGGGATGGATAGCAAATTTAATATTATGAAAAGACCGCCTGGCACATGGCTGATTCAAATGTCTTATGGATATGGCGTTAAGGGTTACAAAACCAAACATCAAATTTCATGTTTGGCAGGGCTTTCAGGGGATAGCTACATGAGTACAATCAAATACTTCAATGATTGTAAAGGTGGTAAAAAGAGAAACGTTGATATATTAAAAGATTCACTTAAAAAACAAATTTTTGGGAATATAGTCGGGTCAAGGAACGCCGGATTGTCGGACAATTATACTAACGGTATAGTAGTAACTGAGCTGGTTTATATAAGCAATTGGAAGAAAGACCTAAAAATAAATTACACTCAGTTTTATTATGTAGGAAGTAAGTCCAACTTCAAAATAGAATCAATTGACACTTTGCAGGATATATGCATAGCCGGATATGTAACGCAAGATGTTCTGCCATTTTACAATAAAGCGGAGTGGGTAGGCATTGCATCAATACCGGGAAAAATTGAAAATATTATTAAGGAGGAAGCAAGGAAACATGAAGATGATATTGGAGGGGAAATAAGAATATGGACGCTAAGGCGCAAATAACCTTAGTATTCTATATAAGATTTGAACTTAACAAATTTGACAGTATCAACGCATGAGCATTCTTGGTACTTCTTCGTAAAGGATCGGTACTCATCAATTGTAAAGAAGACATAAGGCGGTTCAGGGCATTTTTTAGAATAATCATGCGTTGTAGCACACCCGCCCAATACGAAACAGAAAAGTAACAGTAAACGCATAAAACGATTTTTAAATGGAGTTAAAAGATTTTATAGAAAAAACATTGGTAAGCATAGTGGATGGGGTTGATGCTGCTAAGGAGCAATTGAAGGGAAGAGGTGTGCTTATAAACCCTTTGATGAAGGATGACGGCAGCTCGGTAGTAGCGGTAAGGGGCAGATATGAACATGGCGAAGGGGAATATAGAATAGCTCAAAACATTGAATTTAATGTAGTAGTATCAGCCGAAACAAATGATGGCGGAAAGTTGGGAATAAGCGTTTTGACTGGTTTTTTAAAAGGCGGCATGGTGAAGGAAGATAAATCAGCACATATTACAACAATCAGGTTTACAGTTCCGATTTCTCTTCCGTATGAGACTTTTCAGGGGTAGCCTTTTTTTCAAGGGCTTCTATAATAACCTTGTATTGATTGTATGCGGAATAGGTTATAGGACTGAAAGCCACACAGTAGGTTAAGAACAGAGCAATGTGTTCGTTAGTTAAGTAGGTGCAAGACAAAATAGAGGCAATGGCTTGTGAGTGGGGGTTAACTTTCGGATCAGACATAAAAAACGATTTTGAACAAAAATACAGAAAAATACAACAATGATGTAAAATGAGCAAAATTCACAATTACAAATATTTAAATGAAAAGGTAAAGGATTTAATCCGGCAAGGCAGAATAAAAGATATTGAAGAATTGGCTAAATTGTATCAAGATTCAAAAGGTAAAACAGCGAGATATTCAGGTAATCTAAACAAGATGCTAAAAGGAGAAATCCCTCTCCCAAGTATGTTTGCTAAATGGTTTGCTAATAAATTCGATTACGATCTGAACATGGTTATGAACGAAGGCGAATACAAGGAGGAAAAAAGTTCAGGGCGCTACTACGAGAAACGAAGAAATAAAAAATTAAATGAAAGTGATTTTGTTGAAGTGCCTGTTTTTTCAGACGGATTAGTCAAAGCCACTCCAGATAATAGCGCTACCAGCGATGTCATGAATCACCCTACTGAATTACGCCTTATGCCCCGAAATTTATTTGCTGATGCACAAGCTGTGTTACCTGTTCACGGTAATAGCATGACACCATCCTACCCGCCTGGCTCTGAGGTAGCCCTTGTCAGGGATAACAAAAATTTCTTTGAATATGGTGAAGTTTATGTGATCGAAGTACATGGAAGTGATATACCGATGCTCAAAAGGGTTTATGAAAGTGAAAAAGAAGGATACGTCACTTTATATAGTGATAATACTATGGTGCAGGAAACCGGACCCAGAAAAGGTAAATATTTCTATCCACCATTAGATGTAAAAATTGAAGAAATACGTGCAAAGTGGTCCGTTATTGGGGATCAGAAAAGGAGAAAAAATCAGGTAATACTTCATAAATGA